ATGCCCTGTCCTTCGTGCGGCAGTCAGATGAACGACCAGGGGCCGCAGCTGGTTTGCCAGTGCGGCACGGTCATCGCGAACCCGAACGCGGGCGGTGGCCAGTTCGTGGCCACCATCCCGCTGACCGTGGTGCCGTTCGCCGAGTAGCCTGGTCGCATGGTCCAGGATCGACACACCCTCCACTGCGCACGGTGCGGTAGCCCCGTCAGAGAGGGGCCGGAGGGCGGCTACGTCTGCCCGCTCTGCTTCCACGTCATGGAGCCGCCGGGCGAGGAGCAACGGCGGAAAGACGCCCGGAGAGAACGGATGCTCCGGGTCGAAGCCGCGCAGAGGAAGCGGCGCCGCGAGCTAGAGGAACAGCGGCTCAAGGCGTAGACAAGAGGCCGCCCTGCCCGCCGAGCACGCGCCCGGCGGGCAGGGCGGCCTTGTCGGTTCTGCCCATGCAGGGGGACCGCTGGCGGAACGTGCCCGACCCGCTGCCCATCCCCGATGGCCTGGTCCACCTCCAGCGCCGTCGCATCGCCGCCGAGACCGCCGTCGCCGCATACATCACCGAGATGGAGGCCCGCCGCCGCGAGGAGTACCCGGCGCCCGAGCAGTCCCTGGAACGCGGCACCTGGAGCGCGGACGAGTCCGCCGAGCTGGCGCGGCTGAGGACCGCGCGCGACCGGCTCGGCCGGGAAGTCCGGCAGCACCCGGTCATGGTCCAGGCTCGCGAAGAGGGCACCTTCTGGCCCACCTGGGACGCACTCCAGGGTGCAGTCCGGCAGCAGGCGGAGTGACTACCCTGGGCCCATGACGAGCCCCCTGCCCGACCCGCCGCCCGGGCACACCGCCGCGCTCGACCAACTCGCCGCGGTCTGGCGCGACGCGCCACCCGGCGCGCGCGCCGAGGTCGAGGCCGCGGCCGCCGCTGTCCAGGTCGAGCCCACCTCCGAGCACATCGCCCAGCTGTGGGAGGCCCTCCGCCGTGCCGGCATCAGCCCGAGCTGACCGCCGACGGGCCCGGCACGACGAGACCGCCCCGCCCGGCCGAAGCCGAGCGGGGCGGTCTGCCACCCGCGAGCGCGGGCCCAACGAGTATGTGAAACAGGGCCGTGGGCCAGGCCCGCGAGCGCGGGACCAACGATCATGCGAAACAGGGCCATGGGCCATCCCCGCGAACGCGGGGCCAACCCCTGCTGTCACATCAGCGTTCAGCAGATCGCAGGGCAACCCCGCCGGTGCGGGGAACGGTGCCCGCTCACGCGGACAACTGACACTCTGTCATACGAATCCGGCCGACGCCAGGAGCTCCAAATAGTCATACTGCTGGCACCCTTGAGACCTTGCCTCACGTGAGGCAAGGTTATGTCCGAGTCCACCAATCGCAGCGACAGGAGACCTCCGTGAGCACCACGATCTACAGCCTCCGCCCCGGCCGCACCATCGGCGGCTACGACCTTCTCGACAACATCCAGGAGCTGACTGGCCTCCCCCGCGCCGACGCGCACGCCGCCATCCACGCCACGCTGGCCCAGCTCGTCGACATCGACGGCGACGACATCATCCTCAACACCCAGCCCGTGCGCCCCAAGCTCCTCCGCAGCAACCCGGACGACCGCGACGTCGACTCCTGGATCACCATCAGCGACGACACCGCCGCCGAGATTCGCGAGGCCATCATCACCAGCCACGAGACCACCTGATGGCCGAACCCGAACTCTGGACCATCGACCAGGTGGTCGAGTACCTGGGAGCCGCGAGCTCCGGCTCCGCGCGACGCACCCTCTCCCGCTGGAAGGTTCAGGCCCACGACTTTCAGCCCCATCCCACCAGCAGCCGGCCTCGTGCTCGCTACCGTGCGGCCGAGGTTCGCGCCGCCCAAGTCGGCCGCCCGGGACAGGGCGCCCGCACCGACCTGCGCTAGACGTGACGAAGCCGCCCCCGCCCCGACCTGAAGGCCGGGACGGGGGCGGTAGTTCAGTGGGCAGTCAGCAGCGATGCAGCCGCAGTCACGGCCACCAACAGGAACGCGGCCGCAGTTCCAATCAGCCAGCGCTTCAACTCGGTCGACTTGGTCTCGTGCTGCTCCTGTACGACCTCGCGCTGGGTCAGGACAGCCAGGGCCCGCTCCACCTCACCGAGCCGTCGATCGTGATCGACCAGCTCGATGCGGTGCTGGCCGAGCTCCCGATCGTTCTGGTCGTTGCGCTGCACCAACAGCGCCAGCGAACCCTTGATCTCGGCAAAGGACTCCCCGACCACGCCGCGCAGCCGCTCCAGCGCCAGGGCTGTCGCCGGGTCCTCCGGCATCGGAGAGCTCAACGCACACCCTCCGATCAGCGGCTGACCGGCCGCTGCCAGGCAGCGTTCCAGGTCTGCTCGCCAACGATGCCGTCCACCGCCAACGGCCAACCGTGCGCAGTGCTGTCCTGCTGGAACTGCCGACAGATACTCGCCGACGCGGGGCCGTACCACCCGTCCACGACGATCTGCCAGCCGCGCTCGTGCATTCGCTGCTGCCAGTTGAAGATGTTGCCATCGTGCATCACGCTCGCCTGGAGCCGGAAGTCGTAGCCAGGCCAGGCCGGGCCGCCAGCCGGATGCGGCGCCGGGGCCGGCGTCGGCGCGGGCGCGAACGACAGGGCCCAGGCGTGCAACTCGGCGGCGCTCCCGAGGTGGCAGTAGTCCTGGTCCGTGCCGCTGGCACTGCTGTACTGGTGGAACATCCAGTTGGCGTTCACCCCCGGTTGCCCCGCCGGCAGGCCCGCGGTGGCGATCCACAGGAAGTCCTGGAAGTAGCCGGTGTTGTCGATGGTGTTCCAGTAGTCGGTGTTGCAATACAGCCCGACCGCCTGGTGCGGGGCCTGCGCCTTGAGGCGCTTGAGGAAGCCCTCCTTGTACGCGAGCTGGGTGGCGTGCGGGACACCCGAGTTCGCCTGGTCGTAGCCCTCCCAGTCCAGGCACAGCAGCTCCCCGGCCCGCGGCTGCGCCAGGGCCAGGAAACGGTCCGCCTCGGCCTGTGGCGAGTTCGCCATGTTCGGGTAGTGGTAGTACCCCACCACCAGGCCGGCCGCCCGGGCGTGGTCGCGCTGCGCGGACCACTCCGGATTGACGTACGTCATCCCCTGGCTGACCTTGATGAACGCGAAGCTCAGCCCGGCGGTGCTCGGGGTAGCGGACTGGTAGCTCGCCCAGTCCTGACCGTAGATGCCCATCAGGAAGTCTCCTCGGTGTCGGGAGTGGTGTCGGTGGGTGCGGCAGCGTCAGCTCGCTGGGCGCGCAGTAGCTGGAGCTCCTCCAGCACGGCGTCGTGAGTCTCCTTCGCCTGGCGCTCCGCAGCGCGGCCGAGGACGGCCTGGCCGACGGCTAGCAGGGGCAGTGCCACGAGCTGTACGACGTTGCTCCAGTACAGGAGCGTGTTGATCGCCTGCGGGAACAGCAGCGGCAACAAGCCGTACGCGGTGAAGACGTAGAAGGCCCACATCGTGCCGAACGCCTTCGTTGCCCGGACCGCCAGGTGCTCGTTGAACCTGTCGGCCCGGCTCACCGGGCGCCCGCCCGCGCGCTGTTGAGCATGTGGTGGTGGATGGCGTCGACCCGTGCGCGGGCTTCCGCGGCCAGCACCGGATCGCAGATGACCGTCAGCTCGTTGTCTTGGAGCGCCTCGCCGCTGTGGCTCCAGTTGGTCGAGCCGCTGACCCGGTAGACGCCGTCCACGATCAGCACCTTCATGTGCATGATCGCGCCGTGCTCGCTCCTGCCGATCGCGACGCTGGACGCCGGATACGACTCGGTGGCGAGGATCTGCCGCTCGTGCACGCCAGCGGCCTGGCTGGAGTCGAGGGTGAGCTGGACGAACACCCGCTCGTCGGCGAGTTTCTCTCGGATCGCCTCGGCCAGCTCGTCGTCGTCGAAGCCGTACATGGCGACGACCAGTGAGGACGTCGCTGACCGGACGAGGTCGAGCAGCGCTCCGTGGACGTCGTCCACGGGCGAGTAGAAGGTGCGTACGTCGGCGCGGTAGCCAGGCGGGAAGCCCCCCGGCTTGTGGCGGTCGAGCGCGGCAAGGTCGGCCAGCGCCATGGGTGCCTCCGGGCATGCGAGAGCCCCGCGCGCTGGCGGGGCATCAAAATGGGAAGGTGCGGGCTGGTCAGGTAAACGAGATCGGGTTCGTCGCGGTGTTCGTTGTGTAGATCGTCGACAGCTGCGAGCTCTTGTTCACCCAGAGCTGCATGGAGCATCCGGCCGGGATCGGCAGCGCCTGGATGCCCTGGACGAACGAGGACACCTCGGCGTCGGTCCACCCCGGGAGCGTGAGGTTGAAGTTGGCAGTGTCATATGCGTTGTCAGGCGAGTGCGTGATGTTGAACTGGATCGCGTACTGGGTGATGGACGACGCAGTGCTCATCAGGGTCCTATTCAGAGGTGGGCGAAGAAGACAGAGACGTACGAGCACACGTCGCCAGTAATGTCGGTGGACAGGTTCGCGCCCGAGGTCTGCAGGCAGTGGATCTCGACGTAGTCCGTGGTCCCGTTGAGGTAGACCTTGCGGACTGGGGTCGCGATTGCGGTGTCCTGCGAGACGGCCGCGCCGCCGATGATCGTGCCGCCGCCCTGGTAGCCGGTCCCGTTCTTCGCGATCCGCACCCCGCGGTTTCCCGTGGAGTTGGTGACGAAGCAGGCGCCCCCAGACACCCAGTACCAACCCGGGACCTGCGCGGTGTAGCGCGTCGGCGAACTGGAGGACCAGCCCCCGTACGTGTCGGAGAGGATGCCCGCCGCGTCCGAGAAGTTCAGCGCGGTCCAGGACGTGCCGCTCGCGACAGTGGTCTTCGTCGTGGCCTGAACGGCCTCGAACATCGGCGGATTCAGCAAGAAGCTGAGTCCAGTGAAGAGTTGAGCGTTGAGCAGTGCGGCGGTGGCGACATCGCCGACAGACCACTGATACGGGACAGGCGGCGAGATGCCAGTCACGGGCGCCTCCAGGCACGTGGACTGGCCGCCCGCGCAACAGCGGACGGCCGTGGGGGACGAGATGGTCAGTAGGCGGCGCGCGGACCGGTCGCCGAGAGGGTGGCCCCGCTGTCCAGCGACGCCGGGAACCCCGTGGCAGTCGTGGTCGGCAACTGGTAGCCGCTGGGGAGTGGCTGGCACACGACGTCGCCGACGGCGTGGTTGTGAGCGGTGCCACTGGTAAAGGTCACTGCGACGGATGAGTAACCCGCTGTCGTGGCTGCCACGCTCTGCACCGTCAGCTGTTCAGCCGCGGCGGTGCCGTACCCGAGCGTCAGCACCGTGCCCGGTGTCAGCACGGAGGACGCCGGGTTACTCGCCGAGCCGGTCAACGCGGCGAGCGTGACCGTGGTCGTGCCAGCAGTCGAGGCGACCGCCATCGTGGTGTGCAGCGGCGCCGCGACCCACCAGCCCAGATACGGACCGGCAGGGGTGAGCTGCAACCGCACCTTGAGGTTGCCCTGGTCGTCGCCCTCCCACGCCACATGCTCCACGAACTGCTGCACGCTGATCTCAGGAGCACCGGGCCAGCTCGGCGGCCGCCGGTTCACCTGCGCCCGCGTGCCGAACCCGAGCCCGAGGATCGTTGACCAGAGTGCCGGGTTGCTCGCCCCATCCACCGTCAGCGCCGACAGCCGTGGCTGTGGCTGCCCGTACTGGCTCACCAGGTACTGGCCGGCCTGCAGCGCCATCGTCGGGTCCTGCGCGTTGATGGTCCGCTGGAGCGTCCGCGGCAGGTAAGCCGCCTGCGACGCCGGGTTGTTGACGGTCTGCGCCGGTTGCGTGGCCGCCCCGGGTGCGGCCTGGTTCGTGACCTGGGCCACGTTGTAGACGTGCGTCGGGTCCAGCTCCACCGTCACGTCGCCGAGGTACGGGACTTCGCCACTGGCCTGGTTCTCCCCGAACGTCACCGTCGCGGTGGACTGAAGGTATCGCCACAGGCGGCCCGTCAGCCACAGCGTCCCCGCGCCATCAACGACGACCTGCCCGGCCTCGGTGTCGGCCACCGTCTCCAGCGCCGTCATCGGGTCTACGCCAGCCAGGTTGGCGCCGCCCATCGCCATGCTGGCGTCCTGCGTCGTGATCGTGCCGCCGTAGCCACACATCATCAAGATCCGCTGAGCCCGGGCCGCCGAGGTCTCCCCCGCCCAGCCGGTCGAGAACCCCGAACCCAGGTCGTAGGCAGCTGAGTTGCCGATTGGGTACGGAACCTGCGCCGCGAACGCTAAATCCCCCTGGTACAAATAGTTCGTCGCGCCCACGGGGCGGTTGGCCACCGCACCGATCGTGTCAGCCGTGCAACCGGACGGCGTGTAGGCCCCGGTCGTAGTTGCCACGTAGCCGTGCTCGTCGTTCGCGACGGTGAACGTCGTGCCATCGCTGGAGAGTTGGATGATGGCCATGTGCCAGTTGCCGTCGCAGCTGAGGACGTCGGGAACAGGCACCGTTGCGGTGTAGGTCCCCGTTGGATCCGAGATCGCCCCGTACAGATGCTGGCTGGAATCCAGGTAGATGCCGACCAACGCCCGAGAGCCGGTCCCGGCGGTGAACGCGCCTGGGCCGCTGGCAGCCCATAGGCACATCGCGGAGCCGGTGGGCGGCACGGTGGTGGTGCGGTAGGCGATGATCCTCGTCCAGCCCCCGCTGGTGGGCGGCGCCTGGAGAGCCGGCGAGTCGATGAACTGCCCCTGGGCAGGGTTGTTCTGGCCGTAGCTGGGGTTCACCAGGGTGACGACCGGACCGGCCGACCCAACCGATCCGGAGCCCTGCACGCTGTTCCCCGCGGTGATCGAGGCGGACCCCTGACCGCGCACCGAGTTCGCCACCGCACGTGGCCGCCACTGCCCCGTCGCGTCCGCGAACGAGCTGGAGCCCGTCGGCTCGTTGAACGGGTACATGAAACTCGGCCGGAGCGACGCTAGTTGGGCCTGGAGGTTGGGCTGCAGGGTGAACTGACTCAGCCCAGCCAGCACGTCGACGCAGGTCAGATCGACGGTCCCGTAGGTGCCCTGCTGGGACCAGCGCTGAGGCCACCTCTCCACGAACCCGGCCCACAGCGGGTAGACCACCCCACCCGGTGTCCATGGCGACGCAGTAGCAGCCTGCTCCACTTGCCACGCAGTGACGTACACCGTGGACGCCACCGCCGGGCTGCTGCTGATCTGCACTCCCGGCCGGCAGCTGACCGCACCCGCCGGTGCCGTCACTGTGTACGTCACCAGTGCCCAACTCGTCCCCAGCACCGGCACGGTGACGGCAGAGCCGATACCCACCGTGATCCGGGACCCGGACACGGGGTACCAGCTAACCCGGTGTGCCGCCTGCAGCGTCGCATCGCCACCCGCACCCTGGGCCACCCAGCAGCTGAACGTGTACTGCTGGCCCGCCACTACGGGAACCGCCGAGGCATCTGCGACCGGCCAGCCTGGGCTCCCCAGCGCGATCAGCCCCATGACACTCGCGGCAGCTGCGGCCGCCGGGACCGACCACGCATGCGCCGTGGCGTGCCCAGTTGGCGCGGCTGGCAGTCCGGATGCCGGGGCGACACTGCCCGCGCTGGCACCCAGGCCCGCGGTACTGGTACCCGAGCTCACGTTCTGCGGCATCAGGTTTCGACTCGGCGGCCACACCGCCTGCAACCGACAGGACCGCATCGGCACGACGTTCGGCGCGTACGGGCTCGCGGTGTTGATCGGGTCGAGCGCGCCGTCCAGATTCCACAACGACACCGTCAGCTGGCCGGACTGGATCTGGTCCAACTCGTACTGGCGGCCGGCCAACTCTGCGCTCCAGCTGCCGCGCAGCCGCGAGGACAGGTCGACGTAGGCCGGCTGCGTCGCCTGGGAACCGCCAGCGTTGAACGCGACGCCGAACCGGATCTGCGGCCAGCTGGGCATCAACGTACCCGCGCCCGTAGGCGTGTTGACGTGCTCGACATACGCGCTGCCGCCGGTTGTGCCGTCGCTGGTGTGCGCGAGCACGTACACACCGACCGATGCTGGTGACCAGCTGTAGGCCAGCGTCGTGAGCGTTGCCCAAGACGACCCGTCCGCGCTCACGTCGAACGCCCAACTGCCGCCCGTCTCCCGCAGACGCCACCACGCATGCTGCGTTGGATCGTACGTGGGCAACGCCACCGTGGTAGCCACGCCGGCGTTCAGCACCTGCGCCTGGTAGGCGGTACCCGGCGTGCAGATGAACTGCACCAGGTCACCGGAGTCGGCCGTGATCTGGAAGAACGTCGTGACCTGCGCGCTGCCAGCCCCGGCCGGGGCCGGGGTGACGCGAGCATAGACCGCCTGGCCAGCCGCGCTGTAGCCGCTGGCGCCGATCGCCCCCAGATGCGGGAAACCCGGTGCGACTTGGACGTACGCACGGCCGGGCGCCGCGATCCCGACCGAGCCCGGGGTACTGGAGTTCCAGATGGCGGTGTTCAGCGTGGGTTCGGTGAACGCGTCAACTAGGCTCCCAAGTAGGGGATTCGACACGGCCACCTCCTATGTGTAGACGAGTCCGGTGGTCTGGTTGCGGCGCCCGTTTTGCAACGCCTGGACCTGGAGGATCTTGAACAGTTGCCTACCGTCGACCTGCACGATGATCGGCGGGTACTCGCCAGCGGATCCGCTGCCGGCCGCCGCGCTCGCGGTGAGCGCCAGGCCGGACAGACCCTGACCACCAAGAGCGAGCGAGGCAGCCCCAGCCAGGCCGCGGGTCGCGCGAGAGACTCCAGCGACTGAGCCGCTGATGCCCGAGGCGACCATCTCACCGATCTTCCGACCAGCGATGTCCGGCGACCCAGAACCGCTCAGCGGGCCCTGCTTCGCCGGGCTGAACGGCAGGAACGACCGGATGGTGTGAGCCACGTCACCGATCGCGTTTTTGATCCCGCCAGCCATCGACTTCACGCCGTTGATCAAACCCTTGATGATGTTCGCGCCCGCGTCGTAGAGCAGCGTGCCGAAGCCGGATGCCACCGAGACGATCAAGTGGACGATGTCACCGAGGCCTTGCGAGACCAGCTTCTTGACGTCCTGCCAGGCCTTGCCCCAGTGGCCGGTCAGCAGATCGAGCGCGACCCCGATGATGTTCATGATCAGATGCATCGCTGTCGTGATCACACCAGAGATGATCGACCAGGCCAACTTGGCCGTGTCGCGCACGACGCCCCAGACGACCCGCCAGGTGGACATCAGGTTCGTCAGCAGCGGCTTGATCTCCGCGTCCCAGGCGACCTTTACGGCCGTCGAGATGAGTGTCCAGACGTGCTGCCAGACGGTGGAGATCTCCGCGCTGTGGTCCTTCCACCAGCCGACCAGATCAGCGATCCGAGCCCGGATCCACGACAACACGTTCTTGTCGAACCACTTTGCCCAGCCCTCGACCTCGTGGACCGTGGCCGACCAGGCCGCGCTGAACTCCTTGCTGTGCCCCTTGACCCAGCTGACCAGGGCCGCGACCGCCATCTGCGCGATGTGGAACGCGCCGACCAGCACCGTCTTCAGGAAACTCGCCACGTCCGCCACGGCTGTGCGGAACGCCTTGAAATGCGTCCAGGCGTAGATCGCCGCAGCCGCGAGGGCGGTGATCCCGAGCATCACCGGGTTGATCTCCATCGCCGACAGCGCCCCAACTACCCCCCACAGCGCGGCAACCAGTACCCCGCCGATCACCGACGCCAGTACAGCCACCGCCGTCTTGTGCTGGGTGATCCAGGCGACACCGTCCCGGACCCAGCCGAGCACCTTCGACAGGGCCGGCAGCAGCGCCGTTCCGAGCTTGATCGCCAGGGACTCCAAGCCCGCCTTCAGGTCCGCGAACTCCTGGCCGACGGTGTGCGAAGTCGTCTGCCAGGCATCGGTGAAGCCACTCGCGCCCTTCGCGATATCCGGAACCTTCGAGTTGACCCGGTCCAACTGGCCCATCAGCACAGCCAGCCCGCTGCCGGCCTTCTTGCCGAACATGTCGGTGATCACGGCACCCTGCTCGGTCGCCGTCACGCCGTTCTTGACGAACAGGTCGTGCAACGCGTTGAGGGTCCACACCAGGCCGTGGCTCTGCATGTCTTCCGACAGCGAGTCAGCGCTCAGCCCCCATGCCTGGAGCTGGAGTTGACCGTTTTTGGCGGGCACTGCGAGTGCTTGTACCGCCATGCGGAGGTCGGTTGCCGCGCCGGCGCCCCTGATGTTGTTGTCGCCGAAGGTCGCGAGTGCGGCGCCGACGTCGTTCAGGGTGAGGCCGTACCCCTTGACCACCGCCAGGACACCGGTGCCCAGCGCGTTCGCCAGGTCCTGCATCTGCATGTCGCCGGCGCCGACGATGGAGTTCAGCGCGCCCATGGCCTGGGAGTAGTTCTGGACTCCTGGGATGCCGGACGCGATCGCCGCATCCAGCGCGTTCTGGACGTCAACGAGGTTGGCGTGGCCGATGCTGGCGCCCTCGGCCGCGGTCTTGAGGATGTTCAGGGCATTGGCCCCGGTGATCCCGGTGCTCGCGAACGACGACTCGACGTGGTACAGCGCCTCGGCCAGCGAGTCGGGCGACTGTCCCACCTGCCCCGCGAGGCTGAGCACGCCCTGCCCAAGAGAGCCGAGCTCGCTTTTCGACACCCCGGCCTGGGTGTTCATCTTGGCGAGCTCGGCGTTGAAGCCCACCGCGCCCTTGATCGCCTCGAACACGCCGAACCCGGCCGCCGCCAGCCCGGCAGCGTACTTGCCCAACGCCCCGGCAGTCTCGCCCAGCGCCGCATCCTGCCGCCCGGCAGAGGCCTCGGCGGCGTCCGCAGCCCCCTTGGACGCAGCCGCAGACTCCTCCGCCGACGCAGTGACTTCCACTGCGGCAGCCCTCGCTTCGGTGCCGAGCGCGCCCAACTCTGTGCCCAGCGCCGCGATCGAGCTGGCGGCAGCGCCTGCGGATGCCTCGACCGCGGCTGCCATCTCCTCAACCGCCGCCGCGACACCGTCCATCGCGGGCGCCGCCGCCTCGTCCATGCCGGCCGCGGCAGTGCCCATCGCCCGCATCGCCGCCGAGACACCGCGGATGCTGACCTTCGCGGCATCCAGGGGCTCCAGGATGCCGTCGGCCATCTCAACGGCCGAGTCGGCGACCAACTTGAACGCATCGGCGGCCGCCTGCGCGGCCTCCGGCACGCGCGCGAGCGCGGCGATCAACTGCTCGATCGCCCGGACGGCACCCGTGTCCTCGGCGCCGAGCTCAACAACGACCGGGGGCAGGAACGACTCAGCCACTGGCCACCACCTTCCGAACTTCGAAGGGGTGGCCAGTGGCCACGTGATCAGATCAGGTCAGTACCTCGGGCCGCCGAGCAACTGCTGCTTGGCTTGCTCGAACTGCTGCGGGCTCAGCAGACCTTGCTGGGCCATCTGCCCGAGTCGCTGGAGCTCGTCGGTGATGGACGGCGCGGCCGGCGGGTAGTGCTGTGGCGGTGCGGCATGCTGGGCTGCGACTGCCCGCAGAATCGTGTCCCGCAGAGCCCCGAACTCCCGGTTCCGCCCCCTCGTCAGCCACACCGACAGCGGGTTCCGGTTCACCATGCCAGCACGCTTCGGAGCAACGGCGCCTGCGGTCAGCACGGTGAACAAGCCAGCCGACATCCAGCCGGCCCGGCGGAGTTCGACGCCGGACACCTGGCTGATCGGCACGGAGGCGTCGCCCAGGCCCCGGCCGCCGCCCCGGTGGTGGACAGTCACGGTCCAGCCGTCGAAGGAGATGCTGGCCCCCGAGGAGCCCCTGACGGTGATCGGAAACTGCGGTGTCGTCATGCCATGGAACCTAGCTCCGCCGGGCCCGCGACGGTGGTGATTCGGTGAAGGTCACGGCCGGATCGCCTCGGCCCATAACCCCGCGAGCGCCTCGCGGAACCGCGGGTCCCGCATCGTCTCCTCGGCCGCCGGCCGTAGGTAGGGACGCGGCGGCAGGTACGAGGCGTGGCCGCGTCCAGCCCAGCCGCCAAGCTCCTGGATCCGGGCGTACACCGTGGTGGCGCCGAGCGTGGTCATCCACAGTCCGGGGCCTGTCTGCCGCGGCGGGTCGTAGCGGACGCTGTCCCGGAGCGCACCGGAGATCCGCGCGGGCGGCTCGCCCGGCGCCGATGGTGTCGGCGTGCCGTAGGCGTGCGACTTCAGCCCCAACTTGGCCTGGGTCGCGGCCTGCAGCTGGTCCGCGCCAGCCTCGACGGCGCGCGGTGTCGCCGCCTGAAGCCGGACCACCATCTCCTCCAGCGCGGCCAGGAGTTCCTCCGCCCCACGCACGTTCAGCACGGCACCCCCTCATCGGCGGTCGGCCTCGCCTTGCTTCTCCTGCTGGATCCGGCGGCGAGTCAGAATCAGGTCCCAGGTGTAGCGGCGTACATAGAGCGGGGTGGCCTCCAACTGCTCCCAGGACCACTTCATCTCGCGCATGATCTCGAAATCCACCAACTCTGCGGGTGGCGGGCCAGACGACCACGTGCCCTCGTAGATGCTCTCTGCAGGCCAGAGCACATCCGTGAGGTACGGGTCGTCCGGCCCTAGTTCCCCGGGGCGCGGACCGCCTTGATGACCTCGCCCATGGCCGTCTGGATCTCCAGCGGCAGCTTCGCGACCAGCACGGCCGTGGCCGGCAGCCCGAGCAGGGCCTGGTCGTCGGCCTCGTCGGTGGCATCGTAGACACGCCAGGCCTTGACCAGGCGGGCCAGGACGGTGCAGCCCGCGCGGTAGTCCCGCTCAGTCTCGGACTCGCCGTCGCGCGCGGGGAGTTCCGGCGGCAGCAGCTCGGTCGACGGGACCATCTTGGGGTTCCGCATGACGACGTGGATCGGGTCGTCGCCGTCCTCGGTGAGCTCCGGGAACGACAGCATGACGGTGCGGTTGGCGTAACCAGGCACGAAGGCCTCCTTGCTGGTGAGGGGTGGGGAGTTGAAGGGGCCCGGCGCGGTGGCGGCGCGTCCCCGCGCCCTCAACGCTCGCGCGCGGCCGACCGCGCCGGGAGACTGTGGACCGTCGTCAGTAGGCGGTGGTGACCCAGTTCAGCAACGTCGCCTGGACGACGCCGCCATCGGTGGTGTTGGCCACGCCACTGACGCTGAAGTCGACCTGGGAGTAGGCCTGGCTGAGGTCCCGTTTGCCCTTGTACCAGGCCGACCTGGACATGGTCAGCGACAGGGACTGGCCGCCGCGGCTGATCGGCTGCTGCAGCGCCACCGTCATCGGCAACTGCACGTTGCCGGTGAACAGGCCCAAGTCGGCATTTGACTCGAAGATCGCCTTCAACGTGCCGTCCGCCTCCAGCGCGCCGGCGAAGACCTCGCGCGGGTTCTGCGTGCCGTCCGAGCTCGCGATGGCGTCCACGGCCCGCTTCAGCGTCAGGTCGCAGGTCAGGCCGCGGCTCGACGCCGCACCGCCGCTGGTCAACTGCCAACTCCAGCCGAGCAGCGGGTCGTACGTGCTGTACGTCTCGCTGGTTGTGGTGGCCGGGACCGACATGAACGAGGTCGCCTTCGCGCTCAGGCTGACCGCGCCCTTGGGGTCGATCTTCAGCTGGAGCTCGGCAAGCCGGCCGTAGCTGCACGACACGTACTGGTAGGTGTCGAAGTAGGTGAAGCTCCACGTTGGCAGGCCAGCGGCCGGGTTCTGCTTGAAGGTGTGCTGGGTCGGCGTCAGCATCGGGTCCGCCGCGTTGTGCGCGTTGGCCAGCCCGACCCGGTTGACACCGGTCCTGCCCGCCACCGTGGTGACGTTGCTGGTGTACGGGCCGGCGCCCGTCGCAGCACCATCGGTGATGGCGTACTCGACCGCCGCCCCTGTGCCGACCTTGACGACAGTGCCAGCCGCGAGGGACACCGGGGTCTGAATCGCCGTGGCACCTACGGTGGTTGCCGCCGAGAGGGTGGTGCTGATGCCTGCGGTGACCGTGTCCGGGCCGATCATGCCAACCAGCATGTACCCGATCAGGTCCGGGTAGGCGAGGCAGTCGATCGACCACTCGGCATGGCCGGGGCCCTGGAGCGAGCCGTGCAGGATCGAGTCATCGCCCCTGACCGACTCGTCCTTGATCTGGGCGATCAGGTCCTCGAAGCCGCTGCTGCCGGTATACGGGATGCCGACCGTCGGCGGCACGTAGGTGCCCGGCGTGCCGCCCGACTCCTTGCCGATGCCGAGCGTGCCGTTGCGTGCGAGGAGCGTCACTGGTCAGTCCCTTCCGGCGCCGCGGCGCGGGCCTTGGGCTTGGCCGGCGGCTCCGGCGCGGGATCAGGGGCGGGGGCGACGCGCTCGAACCCAGCGATCGGGTGCGGCCACAGCACAACTTCGCCGGGCAGAACGGTGGCCGGGATCGCAGGGACGTCCACCGGGTCCGCCCCGGGGTTGCGCTGCGGGTAGGGGTCGGGCACGGAGGCCTCCGGGAAGTACGAAGGCCCCCGTGGTGACGGGGGCCGTGACGGGTAGTTGACGGGTGTCAGATCAAGCCGTGTAGTCCTGGTCATCGGCGCTGTAGGTGATCGCGGCCGTCAGCTGGCCGCTGGCAATTCCCTGCACTGGATCGCCAACCTCAACGTCGATCGTGGAGCCGGTCGGGGCCTCCGCGACCGACAGGAACCGGCCGCCGTGCGACTTGTCGCCAGGCCAGCCCTCGATCCGCTGAATCAGCAGGTCGAGCGCCGCGTCGAACGCGGCCTGCTCCAGCTCGGCGATCTGCGGCCCGGCAGCGGTCGCCCCGATCGGCCACACGGCCGCCAGGTGGAAGTGGTAAGTGGGCAGGCGCCGGGTGTTGGCGAACCGCGCGGTCTGGAGGCGACGACGCATCACGTACAACTGCGTCTTCTGCTGGGCCGGACTGCGCGTCGCGTACGCCTGGATGATGTCCCACGAGCCGCCAGCCGCCTTGAGCAGCGCGGGCAGGCCGTCGCCGCTGGTGATCAGCCACGCGGCCTCGCGGGTCACAGCGTCAGCGGTGGTGCTCAACGGCGGCGCCTCCTCTGCTGCTTGCGGGGGTGAGCGCGGCGGGTCGCGGCCGCCTTCGCCCTCGCGGCGGCCGACATCTTGTGGCCCTTGTGGTGACCACCGCGGTGGTGGCGGCCCTTCATTCGGGCTGAGAGCTTCGCTCTGGCCGCGGCCGACATCGGCTTGCGGTGGCCGGGCTTGTGGTGACGCCCCTTCATGCGGGCGCTCAGCTTGGCCCGGGCGGCCGCGGACATCTTGTGGTGGCGGCCCTTGAGCTTCGCCCTGAGCTTGGCCTTCGCCGCAGCGGACAGGGGCTTGTGCTTCCGGCCGCGGAGCTTGGCCCGCAGCTTCGCCTTCGCGGCAGCGCTCAAGGGCTTGTGCTTGCGGCCCTTCAGCTTGGCGCTCAACTTCGCGCGGGTCGAGGCGCTGAGCTTGTGGCCCTTGTGGTGCTTGCCCTTCGCACCCGGGTGGTGCCGGCCCTTCAGCGCGGCAGAGATCTTGGCGCGGGTCGCCGCGCTCATCCGGTGCCCGGCATGGTGGCGGCCGCGGAGCGCTGCCGAGATCTTCGCCCGGGTGGCCGCGCTGAGCGGGTGCCCGCGGTGTGGGTGCGGCCTGCCCTTCATGCGGGCACTGATCCGCTGCCGGGCCGCCGCGCTGAGGTGCCGCTTCACCGTCTGCCGGGCGGCGGCCGGCGGCTGCGGCGTGCCCCAGGACATCAGCCGCGGCCGTAGCCCGCGCAGATCGCCTCGGCATCCGCTGCCAACACGTCCGGGTCGTGGCCGTGGGCCGTCCCGGCCGGGTCGAGCTCCCGGACGGCGATCGAGGCAGCCATGTACTTGCCGGCGCGCACCAGGTCGGCCGGGATGGTCTGGTAGCCGCCGCCGTAGACGTAGGTGACCAGGCTGCCGACCGGGAGGAACTCGCCGATCGGGTACCAGATGTGGCCGGTGTCCGGATCGGGGCCGCGCACCGTAGACAGGGTGACCTGCTGGTCTCCTCCGTACGAGCGGTGGATGGTGATGCTCTGCAGGCTGTAGGCCCACATCTCCGGGTACTTGGGCGCGAACTCGGTCAGCCAGCCGTGCCGCACCAGCGAGGTCGTGCCCATGGCGTAGGCGTAGGACTGCCCGAGCGTCCCGGCGAGGTCGAGCGGGACGTTGCCGGCGTCGATGTATTCGTCCGGGTCGATGCCGGTCGACCGCTCGGTCTCCACCAGGCTGGCGAACGGGGCGAGTCGGCGCCCGGCGGCGCCCTCGCACATCCGCGTTGACTCGATCATCAGGTCCGACAGCGCTTGCGGACTGTACGACCTCACCAGGTCCGCGTACGGGCCCTCTTGGAGCTGTGCCGCCGTCGCCAGCGGCACCGGCGAGTCGGCGGCCACCGGCTACTCCTCGACCGGTGCGCCGGAAGCCGGCGCGGCCGGCGGGGCGTACGCCTTCACGCCCTTGGGGAGTTCGGGCTGGGCCTCGAACTCGCCGGGCGCGATGGTGACGAGCTCGTGGGCGTGGTCGGCGGGCATCTCCAGCCACTCGCCGCCCTGCGGCCACTGGTAGCCGTGCGAGCTGCCGCCCGGGTGCTGCTTCTTGACGAACATGCGGTTCTCCCGGTGGGGTTGGGCGGTCCGTGGCGCGGAGCAGTCGCCACGGGCCGCCAGCTGGAGGGGGTTACAGCGTCGGGGCGACCCGGGCCAGGCGACCGATCCACTGAGGGCCGCGCACCGCCAACGTCGTGTCCGAGACGATCGCGAACGGCATCGCGTCCGGGGAATTGGTCGTCGGGAAGACGTCCTTGGGCTGGATGTCGCGGACGAACGGCCGAACGACGTTGTCGCGGTCGCGGCTCATCAGGTAGATGTCCTCGTAGCCGGCCGAACGCGGCTTCAGACCGGTGTTGGTGCCGATGTAGGCGGCCGGGGTCTGAGCCGGGACGGTCGCGCCGTTCTGCGGGACCAGGTTCGCGCCCGTGTCCACGATCGACGTGGTCAGGATCGGGGTGATGTTGTCCGCCGCTAGGCCGACGGTCGCGTCCACGACGCCGAGCAGCGTCTCCTGCCCGGTGGCCGTGGATCGGTAGACCATGTAGTGCTGCGGCGTGCTGGCCTGGAAGCCGGACGGCGTGGAGAACGCGAGCGTGACCATGCTGGTGGAGCCGGTGGTGGTGGCCGTGACCTCAGCGCAGGCGATCGCCTCGCCCTGCCGGGTCATCACCGGGGCGACCTTGTAGTAGTAGGTCCCGGCTGCGAGGGTGCCGCCGGTGGTGGCCGGGGTGGCGGTGACGGTGCCCATCGAGGTGCCCTTGGTCGCCAGGTACGACGACCGGACGATCGGGATGTTGCGGTAGCTGGGCACGATCAGGCCGGGCACGACCTCGGTGTCGTTCACGAACCGCTGCTGGTTCGTGAACAGCGACGCCAGTGCGCCCTCGGAGGTGGAGCTCATGACGAGCATCCAGTCGGTGTTGGTGACCTGCTCGGCGGTGTAGGACTCGACCATGTCGATCAGCTGGTTCAGCAGGCTGAAGGAGATGTTCGAGCCGGCCGCGTCGATCGCGTTCTGGCCGTTGTTGCTGGTGCCGCTGAAGGTGTTGATCAGCGAGGCGAGGCCGTCGAACTGCGGGTAGGGGCCGAACTGCGTCGCGCCGGAGTTGCCGGAGACCAGCATCTGCTCGGTGTCCCAGCGCAGGCCGCGGATGCCGCCCATGATCTCTCGGGCGCGCAGGTCACCGATGACGTCGGCGGTGACCTCCTCGGCGTAGCCGGTGACGGCGCCGACGACCTGGAGGTTCTTGATGGTGAACTTGCTCTGGAAGTACGAGCTGGTGCTCACCTGGCGGGCGCCGCCGTCGGTGACGGCGCCGCCGGAGGCGAGGCCGTTGCGGGTGTTGAAGTAGTAGTCGGTGCTGCGGATCTTCTGGCTGGGGATGGCCTCGATCAGCGGGCTGTAGCGCCGCAGCTGTTCGAAGAGGTTCGGGTCGATGACCTTGGGGACGAGCGCGGATGCGCCCGCGGCGTTGAGCGCCTCGGCGAGTTCGCGAGACAAGGGTGCCTCCGGGGGCGGGAGATGGGCGTGGAAAAGCCCCCGGCGCGTTGCGCTGCGGGGGCGGGCGACCATTCCTGCCGTGTCCGGCACCACCCGACTCGCGGGTGGCGGTCAGTCAGCTCAGCTGTCGGCTGGGGCCGTCAGTCGTCGTACTCGTTGGTGTAGCGGCCGTTCGACACCCAGGAGAGGAGGGCGTCGTTGCCGGCCCGGCGAACGGCGTTGGGGTCCTCGTAGCCGGACTCGGCCACGGTGCCGGCGGGGCGCAGGCCCTTGCGGGCGGGGCCCTGGTGGCGAACCTCGGCGCGCAGGCTCTCCTCCATGGCGGTTCGCTCGGTGGCCAGGCGCTCGGCGACGATGCGGTCGATGCGCTGGTCCTCGGTCTCGGCGACCGGAGCCGCCGGGGCGGCGGGCGCGGACTCGGTGGCCGGCGCCGGCGCGGGGCGGGTGCCGAGCAGCTGCTGGAACTGGTCCGCCGTCAGCTGGATGACTGCGGGCGCGGGGGTGTTGGCCGTCTCGGCGGCCGGGGTGGACTCGCTCACGGCGGGCACCTCCGTGGTGGGTGTGGGGTCCCCGGCCGGTCGGCTCGGGGTGGTCTCGACGAGGGCGTCGATGGCCTGGTTGACCATGGCGGCCGTCAGGCGCGTGCCGGGCGGCGTGGGGATGCCCGCGCGGCGCACCAGGTCCCAGTGCTCGGCGGTGCATTCCTCACCGGCGACGACGTAGTGGGGCGCGGTCTCCATCTGGTCGTCGTCCGGGCGCCGGTCGGTGGCCTCCATGGAGCCGTCCGTGTCGGCGTCCGGCACGCCGGGCACGTCGATGTCGGCGTCCATGTCCGGGTCCATCGCTCTCAGCGCGTCGCAGGCGGCACACATCGCAGCCTTGGCGATGACCTCCAGCTCCGCCGGTTCGATGCCCTCGTAGGCCGAAATGTTGACGGTGATCGGCCCGTTGTGCGCCGAGATCGAGAACCCGGCGCCTCGGTCGTCTACCGCGAGGCACTCGGCGACGGGGCCCCAGGCGGCATCCTCGGCCGGCGGCACAAGCGGTGCAGTCTCTGCAGTCACGGTCACTCCGAACTGGCGCAAGGCCTTCTTGATGCGGCCCTTGACCCGCTTCAGCTGGTTCGCCGTGTACTGGCGGGAGTTGTCGGCCTCGTTGATGTACGACCACGCAGTCCTGGCCCGACGGGCGGTATCGAGCGGGTGCCGCTTCTGCTTGTCTGGCAAGTAGCCGGGATCCGCGTGGAGCAGGGTGTCCGGCGCCCTGGATGGTGTGGCGGCGGCGGTGGCCTCGGTGACGGACTCGTACACCAGGTGGCCGGACTCGGCGGTTTCGGCCGGCGAGGCACCGGGCTCGATCCGCGCACCGACGACCCCGGGCGTCTTCGTGAAGTCGAGGCCGAACAGGTCGAGGCCGTCCGCGGTCTCGACCATCTGGCCGTCGTGCTCGACTCGGCGAACCGGGCCGCGCCAGGCGCCGCGGATCGACACCCCATCGAGGAACGGCTGGTCGCCGGTTACCAGGGCGGCGATGTCGCGGCCGTGCGCGGTGTCGGCGATCTGCGCCTCGAAGGTGACCCGGCCGTCGTCCTGCTGCTCAAGCCGCGTGACCCGTCCGACGATCCGGGTGGAGTCGTCCTCGGCACCGTGGTGGGTCAGCATGGTGTGCGGCTCGCCGCGGGCGATGGCCTCATTGGCCCGCTCGGCGGCCCGGCCGAGCATCTCCCGCGTGTACAGCCTGCGGTTCCGCGACACCCCGGGGGCAATCGCGGTACCTCGGATCGTGGCAATCCCTGCCATCAGGCCCTCCTTACTGGCTGAACCCGCCGAGGTAGTAGGCGCCGGTCGTAGCGGCTGCGACCTGACCGAGGACGATGGAGACCTGCGAGCCGCCAGGTGCCTGGGGTTGAGTCTCCAGCCCCGCCAGGTCGATCGGGCCGGTGTCGCCCTTGCAGTAGCCGTAGAAGATCGGCGTGCCGTTCGCGGCCACGGTGACTAGAAAGGGCGAGGCCGAACTGGAACCGACGTACAGGTCGGTGAGGTAGAAGGTCTGCCCGGCCGGCACGGTGAAGAGCGCCACCGTGGTCGCGGCCGTGGTGGACAGCGTCGGGTTGCCGGTCGGCTGGTACAGCGTCTGCCCGTAGGCGGCTGCCCCGGCGCTGGCCCGCAGGGTCGGGATCGAGTTGCCGCTGTCGTCGGCAAGCGTGACGAGCGGTGCTTTAGCCAACTCGGCCTCCGATCAGGCGGGCTGCAACGTGCAGCGGCAGAGAGGGTGTAGGGGTGGCCGGGGCGCGGTCGCGGCCGGGTAGGGACTGGCGTCCTCCGCGTTGACGCAGACCGGGCAGACGCGGCCGTCGCCGACGGTCACGACGCTCAATTGCTGTACGTTGCGCTGCTGGTAGGCGTCCGCCATGCCGTCGGTCCAGGCGGCGCCCACTGCGGTGACGATGCTCGTGGACCAGGCCGCGCCGTCGGCGATGACGGCCGCGACCTGGTCGAGCATCGCCCGCTCATCGTCGCCCCGCTCGGCCGCAGTGAGCAGGGCTCGGGCGATGGTCTGTGCGGTGCCGCGTAGGGCGGCGGCGGTGACGGTATAGGCGGCGGCGAGGTCCACGTCCACGTCACCAACGTCGTCCTCGTCGTCGCCGAGTTCACCCCCGTCGTCGGTGGCGACCGCGTGCCCCGCCCGGGCGCCGGCCGAGCGGCCTCGGCCCATCGCGGCGGTGAGCGCGGCAATCAGCCGGGGCCACGCCAGACGGCTGGTCAGCCGGGACAGTTGGGCGAGCACAGCGGCGCCGGTGGCCTGCAGCACGTGCCGGCGCCGGTCAGCCGCCGGGCTTCTCTCAGCCGGGGCGACCTGCTGCCGCAGGGCCGTCATGACGGCCGTCAGGTCCAGGTCGGCGGCCAACTCTTGCCACACGGCGAGCACCTGGTCGGCCGCCTGCCGCTCCAGCTGGTCCCGGCGCCGGTAGACGGCCGCCCAGACGCCGGTGAGCCGGCCGAGTTGGAGGGTCGGCGCCCGGCCGGTCACACCCGGGGCGGCCACGACCAGGTGCCCGGGCCGTCGCCGGGCTTGGCGCTGGTGGCCCAGAGCTGGGCCTGTCCGTCGAGGAGCACCTGGAGGTTGACCTCGCCGTTGGTGGCAGTGTCGAAGACGCGCACCACCACGGCCGCGTAGGTGTTGCCGGCGGTCACCGGGTTGATGTGGATCGTCGGCAGGGCACGGGCCCGGGCCACGTCGTCGTCGCTGAGCCGGTAGTGAACGATGCGTCCGATGGTGGGCTGCATGGTGCTCCTCAGAAGATCTGCTTGCGGATGAGCGGCCACGCGCCGGCCGTGGTAAGCGCGCCGCCTGGGGCGTGCTTGGGTCCTTCGCGGGGCGGCTCCGGCTGGTCGCCGGTCGGCCCCGGCGGGTCAGGCGGCTGCGAGGGCAGCCCGGAGTCGGGCGGCGAAGTCATTCGGCTCGTCCTCCCCGTCCGGGTCGTCCTCGTAGTAGGTCCGCCAGTCGTAGGCCTCAGCGGTCTTCCCGGGCGGTGCCGGCGGCTGTTGACCGGCGGCCATCGCGGCGGCGTGCGCGGCCAACTCCGGCGGCACAGGGGCTGGCTCGGGCTCCGGTTTCATGTCGATTCCGTCGATCTGGGCGCCCGCGCTGAGTCCTGGCGCGGCGGTCTTGGCCAGCATCGCCTTCGACATGATCGCGATGTCCTTCCAGAGGACCAGGTTCTGGCGGTCGATCAGCACCGCGTCGTCGCCGCCGTCCACCGGAGGCTCGCCGATGTCGGCCCGGCCGCGATTGAGGAGCCAGAGGCCGTTGCGGATCCGTAGGTCCCGGATCTGCTCGATCGTCAGGCTGTCGCGCATGTCGATCTCGCGGAGCTTCAGCGTCCACCCGTCGATGCCGAAGCCGCGGCGGGTGAGGTGGAAGTTGAGCTTTTCCAGGATCAGTGCGGCGACCGGCGCGCACGTGTTGGACAGGAACGTCTTGCGCTGGCTGTCGCCGGTGCCCCCGCCGAGGTTCCCGGACTCGATCACGCCGACGAGGGCCGGCGGGACGCCGTACTCGGACAGGATCTCGTCCCGGGACACGCTCTTGCTGGCGTGCAGGTCGGGAATCTTGGACGGCTGCAACTCGGTGACCTTGCCGCCGCCGACCGTGACGACCGGCTCGCCCTTGTTCTTCGGCCCGAGGAACCGCACCCGAAACTGGCTGAGCCACCGTTTGATCGCGCCCTCGCTCATGGACTCGGGGAAGTCCACGTGCAACGTGGGCGGATCGCCCTTGCGCAGGGTCTCTTTCAGCAGGCCGGATGCGTAAAGCCACGTGGTGATCGGCAGCAACGCCTTCTCGGTCGGCGAGGTGCCATGCAAGCCCGACCTCGGGGTGTCCATGCTGATGTGGATGATCTCGTCCGGCTCGAACTCGGCCCGCTGCCCGTCGTCCGTGATCTGGACGTACTTGGTCACCACACCGTGCGGGTCGGAGATGATCCGCATGCTCGCCGCGTCCAGCGAGTAGAGCGCGATCGGCTCGCCGAGGAACCAAACGACTTCCAGGTACGCGTCGGCCGCGACCTGCAAGTCCGTCACTAGGCCGCGCAACAGCTGCTGCATGTCCTCGTAGGGGTTGCAGTAGTCGATCAGCTGCTGCAGCCGGACGACCTCCGGCGGCCGGGCCGGCGCCTTGCGATCGCCCTCCTGGTCGTCCTGCGACCAGTCGATGTACAAGCCGCCGGCCGTTACCGTGCGGGCGATGGCGTCCACGCAGGCGCTGGCCCAGGTGCAGGTGGCGTACACCTGGTAGAGCTGCTCAAGGAGTTCGCGCCGGTCGGACCCGAGGTCGCCGCCGCCCTGGTTGTACTCGGTGGTGCCGCCGCGCGGGATGCCGTACTCGTAGCCACGGCGCGCGGCCTGAGCCGGTGTCGGCCCGGCGGGGGCCGTCGTGACGGGGATGACGGCCTCGATGATGGACTTCTGGCGGCGGGTCAGTCGGGACCAACGGCCCATGGTGACCTCCTCACCGCCCCACGCTCGGGCACATCGTCGTCGGGATCGGGATCGTCTGGGCTGGCGGCGACTGCGTAGCGTCCGACAAAGGGCTGCTTCAGCTCCTGCTCGACCTCGGCCTCCGGCGCGCCGCCGACGTCCGGGAAGCGCGGACCGCCACCCAGGTTGATCAGCAGGTAGCGCAGGCTGTCCGGCGCGTGGTCTTCGGCCTTGCTGTCCGCGTCCTCCGGGTCGCCGATCTGCGCGTGCGGCAGTGCCGGCAAGGTGCGGATCAGCTCCACACAGGTCGTGAACACGTGCAGAAGCGGGCAGGTCGCCCACCCGAGTTCGCGGTGGTGCGCACAGGCGGGCGCCTCACCGAGGTAGGAGTGCACCCGCTGCCAGCCCGGCACCCGGCCGCCCTTGCCAGCCGGCGTGAGCGGGACCCCGTTCTCTGCGTAGATCGAGGCGATCGGTCGGGCGTCGCCGCGGGTGGCCCACATGGCGTCGTCAGCGTACCGGGGGCCGATCAGCTCGTCGGCCTCGGCGGCGAGGACCTGCCGTGCCTGGTCTGCCTCGCCGACCTGGGTCTTGTAGATCTCCCGGTAGACGTAGACGCGGCTGTCCTCGTCGACTGCGGCCCACAGCACGCACCATGGCGCGCTGAAGCCCCAGTCGATGCCGTTGTAACGCCGCCACTCGGCGGGCAAGGTGATCGGTTCCATCGTGTGGCGTTCACGACGCCACTCTGGGAACATCATCCCGGCGAACTGGTCCCAGTCGCCGTCGCGCATCGCGGCGCGCCGCTGCGGGTCCGGGATCGAGTTCAGCCGGCGATGGTACGAGCCGTCCAGGTGCGGGTTGTCGGTGGCCTTCGCCTGGACGAACCGCACGGTGAGGCCCTGGTCGTCAGCCACCACGTCCGTACCGTGCGCGGTGCCGTCGATGTAGCGGGCCTTCACCTGCGCGTGTGACGGGCCGCCGGGGTTGCAGGTGGAGCGGGTCCCGATGACCGGCACGTTGCCGCCAGACCGGAGCCGCTCGAACTTGAGAATGTCGACCACACCCGGCGGCATGAGCGTGGTCTCGTCCACGAGCAGCAGCTGGTACTCGCCACCCTGCCGGCGCGAGGCGTCGGCAAGGTTCTCCATGTACCGGAACCGGAACAGGGAGCCGTTCGGGAACCTCAACTCCCGCTCGGTGCCGTTCCAGCGGGCGCCCAGCTCGCCCGCGTAGCTGAACTTCGCGAGCACCGGGAACACCGACTCGGCCAGCTCGTCGTACGTACGGCGGATCAGCAGCACCCGGATCCCGGGATGCCGAACGCAGGCCCGGAGGCCTTCCATGACGATGGCCACGGATTTTCCCCCGCCGGCCGCCCCGCCGTACAGCACGTCGTCCTCGGTCGAGCCGTGGAACTCGCGTTGCTGCTGATGGGGGTGGTAGCCGAGGCGGGCGAACACATCGACCCGGCGTAGCTGTTCAGCGCGCCGGGCCTGGAGTTCAGCCCTCCGGTCCTTCAGCTCCTGGAGTTTCTGGATCTTCAGCTTCAAGAGCAGCGAGTTCGCCGTTGAGCTGCTGGAGTTGCTGGTCGATCGCATCCAGCGTCAGCACCCCCTCGGTCTTGGTGGGCGCGTCCAGGCCGAGCAACTTCGCGCGACGCTCAGCGTTCCGGCGCCGCGCATCCTCAAGCCGGATCAGCCGGTCCGCCGCCGCCAGGACCGGCCCGGGGTCCGGCACTGGGCAGTCGTTCAGCAGCACCACGCGGCCGCCCTGGATGGTGACGTGCTCGCGCTCCAGGATCGCCTCGATCGTCTCCTGGATGTGGCCGAGCCGGACCAGTTCGGCGTCCAGCCGGTCGAGTTCGAGCTGGCGGTACTCCTCCAGCGGGATCGCCAGTTCGGCGACGGCCTTCTGGAGCCCGCGCATCACGTCGTTGTAGGCGTTAGCCCGGCCGCCGTAGCCGAGTTCGTCGGAGATGTGCTCCCACGTGTGCCCGGCGATCTTCATCTCGGCGGCGCGGCGCCGACGTTCGATGATCGGCAGCTGGTGGGCGATGTCCCGGTTCGGCGGCCGGCGGCCCATCAGGCGGTGGTGGCCGCCGGGGGCTGGACGGCCTGCTCGACGGCGGTGGTGGTGTCGGCGGCGGCCTCGGTGGCGAGGTGCTCGGCGTCGTGCTCGGTCTCGGTGACGACGGGGGCGGCGTCGGCCGCGATGTGACGGGCGTCAGCACCAGCCTCGGTGGCCAGCTCATTGCCGTCACCAACGAGGTGCGCGAGAGCAGCGTGCAGCCGATCGCCGAGGCGGTGCTCCTCGGCACGCAGCTCCTCGGCGATGGCGTGCAGCTCGTCAACGATCTTCGACATGGTCTTCTCCATGGTGTGAGGGCGGATTGAGGGCGGTGCCGATGTCGTGGAGCGCTTGGTCGTACTCAATGAGGCGCTGATCGACGCGGGCCCGCCAGAGCGCGGCGCGGACGCCGAGGGTGACGAGCAGGACGAGCGGGCCAACGACGGCGGCGAGCTGAGTGAGCGTCACGGGGGTCTCCGCTCAGGTGGTGCGGGCGCGGGTACTGGGCGGGCACTCCAGAGGGAGGGTGGGGAGGCGTGCCAGCGTTCCGCGCCCGGGCATGAGTCGGCCCCGCGCACCGGGGGGATGGTGGCGGGGCCGAAGTCGACGGGGGTCAGCGGTTTTTGGGCACGCTGAACACCCGCTGATGAGTATGGGGCTCAGATCACGATTTGGTCAAGCCATAGGATCCGGATGCGGCACCCGTGATCACGACTGGCCACCGCTGCCGTTCGAGTGCAGCAGGCGTTCCATCCACCTGTGCTCCAGCTCGCTGAGCTGAGGATGCTTCCGGACCGCCGCCAGCATCAGGGCCCGGGTGCGGTCGGCGTCCGCACCGTACGTGACCCGAGGGCGGTCCTCCTCCCACTCGACATGTGGGATCGGAGGTAGGGCGAAGTCGAAGGCCCTGAGCTCCCATGTCAGGTGCACCGTCTGGCGAATGATCTCGTCGATCGCACTGCGCCGAACCTGCTGCACCTCCTCAGGGCTCGGCTCCCCATTGGTGATCTGCTGGATCTGGACCTGGAGCTCCTCGTCACTGGCGGCGGCGGCCGAGACGGCATCGGCGAGCTGCTGCTTCTCGCCCAGCTCAGCTTCGAGATCGCCGGCCTTGAAGCGCAGCTTGCGGGTGAGTAGGGAGTCCCGCATGGCCTGCCGGGTCTCCGGGCTGACACGTCGGAGCTTGCGGCTGGCCACGGCCAGCGCGATCAGGGCCACGACTGCCCACTTGATGTCGGCGATGAACTGGAGCCACGTCACAGCGTGTTCCTCGGGTGGTGGGGCCCACTCGGGCCGGTTGCCAGGGTGCTCGGGCCGTCGGCGCCCGGGGCACCCCGGGCGCCAGGCCTGTCTTCTACTTGCAGTCGGTGGATCCAGCGTTTGGACTGTCAACATGGATGCGTACCGCCGGGACACCGGGCCGGGCCGGCTCGATGCGGAGGCTGTGTCCGCACTTCTCACAGACGCTGTAGGGCATTTCACCTCCCTCAGGCAACGGTGGTCAGCCGGGTGGGTTCCGCGGGCAGGCTGGCGAGCCACGGTTCGTGGCCCTCAACCTCGGCGCGCATTTTGCCGCGCAGGTGGCCATCGCTGAGAGGCCCGGCGTAGCCAGCCGCCTGGAGTGCGGCCCGCATGGTGGCGGTGCCGGGTCGGTATGGGCCGTACAGGGAGCGGATGGTCTCACAGCCGGGCAGAGCGTAGGCGATCGGCGGGAGCGCTGGCGGGGTGCTTGGCCGGGGCGGGATGGCGGGCGTCAGTTGCTCGGCGGCGCGGCGCGCGGTCGGCCGCTCCGGGCCCGGGGTGGACGGCACGGGGCGGCCGGCGAGCGCGCGGTGCAACTGCCGCATGAGCGCGGTGAACGCGAGCAGTGACGCCACAGGCGGGACGGCGGCGACGATCTGGGTCACCAGGTCGACCCGGGCGCCGACCGAGACGACGTTGAGCGCGATGCTGCCGGCGCTCCCAGTGGCGGTCAGCACGACGGCGAGCCAGTCACGGCGACCGAGCAACGCGCTCCGGAGGACGAGCAGTTCACCGACGACGACGAACGCATCGATCGCGGCGGGCCAGGCCCAGGCGCGGGCCCCAGCGAGGTGGTGCCCTGCGGCGAGTTGGTGCAGTGACTCGTAGGAGAGCCAGAACGCGGCGGCGGTGAGGGCGATGGTGACGAGGGCGGCGCCGACGGCGAGCGCCTGGACGGCGCGGGCGCGGTCGGGCAGGCCGACGGTAGGGTTGGCGGTAGCCATGGAGTCGAGTCCTCCGTGGTCAGGGCCCGCCGGGAGAGTTCGAGTCTCCTTGGCGGGCCCGTTCTATTGTTGGGCGTCAGCCTACCGTGACGGGTGTCAACCAGTGGATTGTGCAGGCGGGTTAGCCTCCGCACTCCGGTCCTGGGGCTGGGCGAGTAGCAGCAGGCGAACGCACCTGATCCCGGCTGCGATGCCCAGGGCCATGGCCGGGCACAGCCAGACCACGTGGTGGGCAAACATCTCCACCGTGTCGGCCAGAACCGCGGCGACGTTCACCGCCAGGAGTAGCCACAGGACCCGCCTCACCGTTGCTCACCTCCGAGCTGCCGCCAGAGGTCGGCGGGGGTGACGTAGCTGGGCCAGCGCCCGTCGGAGAACAGGGCGCACCCGCCGTCTGCGTACGCCTGGTCGACCAGCTGCGAGCAGATCATGTGGCGGGAGGAGGCGACCCAGCGGCGGAGGCCGGGAATCGGCAGGTGCAGTCGGTGGGCGGCGAGGGCGAGGTAGTCGAGCGCCGAGTAGCCGACGCCGACGTAGTGCAGCGCGGCGGCGGACACGGCCAGGCGCTGGCCGTCGGTCATCCCGGCCGGCGACATGTACTCGACGTGCCTGTCGGCGTACTCGCTGAGCGGGCAAATGACGGCGCCGCCGGGCTGGGCCTCGATCAGCATGCCGCCGGGCAGCACGAGGAACGCGTGCTCCCAGGTGCTGAACCCGTCGCCGAGGAGCCACTGGCCGATCCTGATGAGTCGGCCGACCGGGCCGTTGACGCGAACCAGGCCGACGTCCGCGAGACGGGGCTGGGGCTGCTGCTGGTCGGTCACTTCTGGCCGTCCTTCGGCTGCTGCTGGCTGCGGGCGGCCCAGTGGCGGGAGATGGCGGTGATGGCGGGGGCGCCGACGAGGATCGCGATGATCCACACGCTTGCGGTGTTGCTGCTCATGGGGGCTCCGGGTTCAGGCAGCGTGCTGCTGGTTGAGGGCGGTGAGGAGTGCGGGGAGGTGGCGCCAGTCCCAGACGCGGCGGCCCGTACGCGGGTCGACGGGCACGGTGGCGTGGCAGTGGGGGCCGGCGGGGCAGGTGACCGACGGCGGCTCGTCCGGGCCGGTGTGCAGCGTCAACTCCTGGCCGCAGCTGGGGCAGCCGCGGTCGGGGATGACGGTGTGCCGGCGGTCGAGGCCGAGCACGGTGAGGGTGCGGCGCGAGCAGTCCTCGGCGACCTGCGCGGCGAGCGCGATCAGGTAGTCGGGCATGCCGAGGAACCCGTCCAGGTCCTCGCCCTCCAGGCGGCCGTCGACGTAGACCGCGGCCCAGTGCGGGCCCTGCGGGTGGGAGTACCGCCAGTGCCACTGCCGCGGGTCGCCTGCGTCGTAGCGGATCTGCACCTCGGCGGCGATCTCGTCGGCGAGGTCGAGCAGCTGGTCGGTGACGACGTCCAGGGCCTCGGCGGCGTCGAGGTTGAGCGGTGCCCGGGTGTCGACGAGGGCGATGCCGCCACGCTCCAGGCGCTCCGCCCGGGCCTCAGTGTCGGCCAGCGCCTGGAGGTGGGCGGCGAGTTGACGCGGGGGCCAGACGGGCGCGGGCGGGCAATGGACGGCTGCGGCGAGGTCGCCGAGGTGCTGCCGGACGACGCGCAGGTGGTGGCGGGCGTGCTGGGTGTGCAAGGGGCGGCCTCCGCTGGCGCGGGCGTGCGCCCGTCGCACACCCGCCCTACTCAACTGCCGGAGCGCAGAACTGTTGCACGGGGCCCGTCAGCCGAGGCTGTTCGGCTCCAGGTAGAGGAACGACACCTGCACGTCCCGGGCGCCAACCAGGTTGCAGAACGCGAGGATGGCGCCGTCCAGGGCTTCCTGGCGGCCGTCTTCGACGATGACGCTGATGATGCCGGTCTTCGTGGCGGTCCGGGGTTCAGCGCCGACGGGTTTCCAGGTGCCAGTGATCATCCAGCAGTACTCGCGGGTCTCGGGATCAGTCTCGGGTTCGTTCATGGGGTCATCCTCTCGCTGGGGTGGGCCCTGCGGTTGGGGAGCGCGGAAAAGCCGCCCGGCGGTTGCCGGGCGGCTGGTGGTGACGGGCGTCAGCAGACCGTCAGTCGCTGATCGGCCCGCAGGTGCAGTCGCCGGGGTCGGCGCCCTGGCCGATGCGGCAGGCGCAGTACAGGGGGCCGAGTGGACTGGTGGCGGTGACGCCGCGGTCGTCGCCGCCGGGGCAGCGGTCACATTCGCCTGGCTGCCAGTCCTCGGAGACGTCGTCTTCGTCGCCCCAGGTGTCGTCGCCGAAGTCGTCGGTCACCGGTTCCAACCCTCCGGCATGTGCTGGTTCACCAGCTCGGTCAGCCAGTCGGGGCGCGGCCGGCCGCCGTGCTCGTGGAACACGCTGGTGATCTGCTGGCCGGCGCCGCCGGACTTGAGCCGGCGGGGTCCGGTGACGGTGATCCTGACCTGGCCGGGCTGGTACCAGTCGTCGCGGTGGTCGGGGTGCTCCCACCGGTAGGTGATCTCAACGGTGGCGGGGATGATGTGGAGCTTGCCGTCCCAGCTGGGCAGATCGGGCATGTCCGAGACGGTGAGCGTGATCACGCGGGTCTCGGTGGCGAGGTGGGTAGGCATGGCGGGTCTCCTCAGGTGGTCGGGGTGTGGGCGGCGAGCACCTGGCGGCCGAGGTCGGTGAGCAGCACCGGCCGGCCGTGGAGCGGCCGGTACACGCCTACGTCGACCAGACCGTCGCCGCGAAGCCGGTCGAGGTGGGGCCGGCTGACGCCACTGCCGGGCTTGCTCGGGTCGCGGTAGACGTGCACCGGCTGGCCGTTGCGCTCGGCGGCGGCGAAGCGGGCGAGGTAGTGCCGGCCGGTGGCGGTGGTGCGGGGCAGCTCGGGGCCGCCGGTGAGCGGGAGTTGGGCGCTGTCACGCTCGTCGTCCTCGAAGTGGCCGCCCATGTGGCCCAGGCCGTCGGCTGCCGTCACCAGCACCGAGGCGAGCTGCTGGGCCCGGGAGCGGGCGTTCTCCAGGGCGACCAGCACGCGGCCCGCCTCGGCGATCGGGTCGGTGCCGTTGTCCATGCGGATCGTGCCGGCCTGGTCGAGCCGGTCGAGCCCGTCGTAGACCTGCTGCAGGGCCTGGGGCAGCCGTTCGGCGAGCCGCAGCAGGGCACCGGCGACCTCAGCGACGCCGCCGGGCTGTTCGGCCCATCCGGCGCTGAGCGTCTGGTGGTTGAGGGTGCGGATCGCTTCGGCCGCCTCGATGGCGGTAGCAGCGGTGTCGGGCATGGTGTTCTCCGGTCAGGTGATGGCGGTCGGGGTGGTGCGGGCGGCACGGCGGGCCTGCATGCGGGCAAGGATCTGCTGGTCGGTCGGGGCGGTCCACGGGTGCAAGCCGGCCGCCTGCGTCCACTGGCGGGCGTGGCCGTGGCAGGGCAGGTCGCAGTGTCGGCAGGCGGACGGCTCGGCGATGGCGCGGGGGCTGGTCACGCGTCGGCCCGGGGGACGAGCTCCAGGTTGTTCTGGTCGGCCCACTCACGGGCGTTGCGCTCCTTGGAAGCAGCGTGGTGCTGCGCGAAGTCGGCGTAGCCGTAGGCATGGAGGGTGATCGGGCCGAACTTGATGTCGGCGGACAGGTTGCCCTCCTTGGCCACGATCTCCAGCCCGTTCTGCTGGGCGAGTTCGGTCACCGCGTCGTTGGTGAGGAGCGGGAGGAGGAACCTCTCGTTTCCGCCCGTCGGGCACTGGGGGTTGGCGTCGAACCAGTCGGCGAGCTGGCGGAGGGCGGCGGTGAAGTCGGCGCGGGTGTCGGTCATTGTGGTCTCCTCAGTGGTAGGCGTGGTGGCGCCATTCGGCGTCGTCGTCCTGGCCGGCCCAGGTTGTGAGGCAGTCGGTGCAGGCGGGGTCGCCGTTGTGGTCGGTGTGGCCGTCGGCGGGGCGCCCGCAGCCGTGGCAGGTGTCGTCCAACGCGCGCTCCTCGGCGGGGTGGGTGGCGGCGCGGTGTGACGCGCCGCCAGGGGTTGTTCAGGCGGCGGTGGTGTGCTGCATGGGCCGCAGCTTGGCCCGGTAGTGGTCCAGGAGCGCATCCACCAGCAGCCCGCGGTAGTTGTAGGCAGCGTCCAGGTCGGCGCGGAGGTTATTGACCTCGATCCAGCTGCTGGCGGGGACAGCGAAGCGGCGGGTGAGGCGGTCGATCTTCGCGCTGGCCTGCTCGATCGCGGTCATGAGGGCCAGTGCCTCGGGGTCGTCGGCGGGGGTCGGCGCCAGGTGGGTGGTGGGCGGGTAGTCGGCGACGACCTGGGCGACGGTGGCCAGTTGCTCGGGCGCGTAGGCCGGGGTGCGGGTGAGCCAGGAGCGGCGGCCTCGGGCGGGCTTGACGCGGGCCAGCACGGTGGCGCGGGTGAGGCCGGCGGCGGCGAACGCGGCCTTGATACGGCGGCCGAGGACGGACTTGGTAGAGCGGATCAGCCGGGCGTCGGCGCCGAGGTCGGCGAGGTAGTTGCTGATGGTGGTGAGGCGGGGGTTGTTGAGGTCGAGGTAGGTGACCGTGAGGACGGCGGTGATGACGCGGCGGTGGGCGGTGATGGTGCAGCGCATGTGGGCCTCCCGGGCCATGGGTAACCTTGTGGCTACACAGTATTGAAAACCGCGTGGCTACACAAGCGCCTTGGCCAAATACCCTGTGGCAACATGACCTCATGAGCGACAGCGTCGACCACACCTTCACCGCCCGCTTCCGCTGCTCCCGCACCATGTGGGAGGCCTACGAGCGCGTCACCGCCCGCCAGGGCACCGACCGCACCACCGACCTCGTCGCCCACGTCCGCACCGTCATCGAGCAGCACGGCGACCAGCACGACCTCGCCGACCTCGCCGCCGCGGACCAGGAGGTCGCCGAACGCCGATCCCGCAAGGGCGGCCGACCCCCGAAGGCGCCGGCCTCCGAGGCACTGCCGGCCAAGTAGCCGCCCCCGCCCCGTCAGCCGCCCGGTGCGCCGTGCGGCCCTTCGCGCTGCCCCGGACCGATCACCACCGCACCTCCCGCGCCTCGCAACCGCACGGCCCGAACCGCCACTCCGTCGGGTAGCCCGCCCGCTGTTCCCCGCCGAGGATCCACACCGTCAACCCGGCCTGCTTCGCCTCCCAGCTGGACGCGGTACCGGCGCACACGGGGCACAACATCCGCCACGGCCACCGCGCGAGCCGGAGCCGCAGCGCGTCCAGCGGGTGCAGCTCCGGCGCCAGCCACAGGTACGCGCCGGGCACGTACGGCAGGTGTGCGCCGTCGTGGCCGCACCACAGTCCGCACTGCACCACGTCCTCCGCGCCCGGGACGATGTAGCAGCAGGGGTGCTCGACAAACAGCTCCAGGTGCCGAGCGGACCGGCTGCTGGCCGCCACGCTCACCGCGGGTCCTGCTTCCCCGCCGGCCGTACGAACGTGGCCTCCAGTTGCTGCGCGATCGCCCGCGCGTCGGCCGGCCCAGACCGCGGCTTCGGTGTCAACGCACCAGGCCGCGGCGCTGACGGCGACACCAGCCGCACCACGCGCCGGACCTCCTGCACAGGCGCCAGAAACCCCAACTGGTGCGCCCGATGCACCAGCTGGGTGTTCGTTCGTGCTCCCAGCCGCCGGCGGATCGACCCGAGCCGGCTCCTCACCTGCCGTGGCGAAGCATCCAGCCGCCGGGCGATCTGCTCGATCGTCAAACCATCCGTGAGCATCCCGAGCAGCTTCAGCTGCCGCGGCTGCAGCGACGGCACCTGCGCGGGATCGACGCCGGCCGTCGACTGCTCGTCACAGCGACTGCGTGGCTGTTCGGGCAGGATGCCGACGCGGATCGCGGCGTCGACGACCTCGGCCCTGCCGCGCGCGCCCAGCTTCAGGCCGGCCTGGTAGATGTGCGCGCGGATCGCGGTGGGGCTGATCCCGATCCGGGTAGCGATCTCGGTGGTGTCCTGTCCGTTGGCGATCGCGGTGATGATCTCGATCTGGCGGGCGGTGAGTTGGGGCATGGTGGCCTCCGGTTGTGTGGGCGTTCGTTGGCAGGTCAGGGCCGTCGTGACGGCCGTCAGGCGGCCGTCAGCTGGCGTCGGAGGGCGGCCCCGGCACGGTGGCGGCTGCACCGGACGGCGCCCGGGGTGCGGCCGGTGTGGGCGGCGATCTGCGTGGTGGTCAGGCCGGTCCAGTGGGTGAGGATCAGGGTCTGCCGGTGGACGGCGGGCAGCTGCTCGACGGCGGCGCGGACGGGTGCGGCGTCGAGCTTGGCGAGCACCTGGTCCTCGAGCAGCGGGCCGGCCGGGTCCTCGAGCATCTGGTCCCCGAGCGGGACCTCGCGCTGGCTCGAGGACCGCTTGCCGTGGTCGGCGAGCAGGTTGCGGGCGATGGTGATCAGCCAGGCCTCGAGCGGCCGGCCAGTCCACCGGTAGGCGGGCAGGGCACGGAGTGCGCGGACCCACACGTCCTGGGCGAGGTCGTCGGCGAGGTCGGCGGGGCACCGGCGGGCGAGGTAGCCGCGGACGGCAGGCTGGTGCTGCTGGTACAGGGCCGCGATGGCCTCGCGGTCGCCGGCCTGCGCGGCGGTGATCAGGGGCGGGGTGGTGGCCATCGCGTGCTCCTGGTGCTCGTGCTCGGGTTGGTGGGGCGGGTGGTGACGGGTGTCAGTTGCTGGTCGACGGGCCGTCAGCGGGGCCGTCGAGGGTGGCGTGGAGCACGACGGCCGGCAGCTTCCCGGAACCCTCGCAGCGGGGGCCGTAGTCGCCGCGGTGAACGGGCAGGCGGCCCCGCTTGGTCAGCTCGAACAGGGCCAGCAGGCCGGACGGGCAGCCGGTGCGTTCCGGGCACAGGCTGCGGCCGACAGCCCACGCCCAGGGAGTGGTGCCGGTGCGCTCCAGCTCGTCGCGGACGGCGAGTTGCTTGATGGCGCCCTGGTCTACCTGCGGGACGGGCACGGGCCCGACGATCGGGCTGCCGTAGTTCGCCAGCCGTTCGCGGGCGGTGTCCAGTTCGCCGGTGCGGTCGGCGGCGCGGCGGCGGGCGGAGTGCCACGCGGTGCGGTAGCGGTCCCGTCCGGCGGTTGCCTGTTCGGCGCGCTCCCGCTGGTCGCGGACCGCTGCGGAGAGCTGCCCGCACCCGGCCGACAGCTGCTCGATCCGCTCGTCCCGCCCGGCCAGCTCGGCACGGAGGCGGTCGAGCTCAGCGGCCTGGGCGTTGATCTGTTCCTGGAGGACGCCGGCGGATGTCTCGGCGGCGAGCAGGTCGCGGCGGTGCGTCTCGCGAAGCCGGTCGAGTTCGGGCTGGATGGCGGCGAGGGTGACGGTGGCGAGGCTGTGGACGGTGCCTTCCACGCCTCCGATCTCGCTGGCGTCGTAGTAGGCGACCTGGATCGGGTGTTCGGCGAGGCATTCGCGCTCGTCGAGGCCGCAGGTGCCGTCGCAGTCGTGGGCGGCGGCGCGGAGCGCGTGGGCGAGGCGGGCGTGCAGCTGCTCGGTGGTGGGCTGGACGGTCACCAGTCAGCCCTCCACGGGCGCGGCGCTGGCGAGGACCGGGACCGGCTGCTCGGCCGGCAGCCCCAGCGTGGCGGCGGTCTGCAGCTCGGGCGCCGACTGTTCGGCCCGGGCCCGGTCGTAGGCAGCGATGGCCCACAGGATCGCGTGGCAGCACCAGACGTAGTGCCAGGCGTACTCGCGGACGTCCCACTCAGTCGGGTCGAACGTGAACGACTGCTCGCTGTATGGGGCGCTGTCGGGCCGGTAGCTGAACTGCCGGATGCCGGCCAGGGCGTCGCCCTCGTCCTCGATGCACCAGGTGGGGTACTCGCCGAGGAGCTCGTCGTCGAGGGCTTCGCGCAGGCCGTCCATGTAGGCGCTGCTGGCGGCTCGGCAGGCGTCGGCGACACCGGCGGGCAGGCGGTCGGCGGCGAGGTCGAGTTCTTCGGCCTGCTCGCGTATGCGCCGGTCCAGGTCGGCTTCAGCCTCAGCGGTCACGTCGTCGGCGATGTGCTGGCGGAGCAGGTCCACGGAGTAGGTGCGGACCCCAGAGCTGGAGTCGACGGCGTCGAGCTTCTCCTCCCAGTACGAGAGGTTAGGGCCGTCGTACGAAGTGGAGCGGCGGAAGAAGTCGAGCATGTCCTGGGCGCGGCTGAAGGTGTAGGTGCCCATGTCGCCCTTGACGGTCAGGGTGCCGGGCCATGTGATCAGGTCGAACCAGCAGTGCCCGGTGCCGGGTTGCTGGGCGCGGATGTGCCGATACAGGCCATCCTCGTGCAGGACGGTGAGCTGGTGGTGCTCGGTGTCGGTGGCGAACCGCTTGGCGGCGTCGGTGATCGGGCCTGTGGCCATGGTCAGGCCTCCGTCGTGGTCGGGTCGGTGGTGCTGCGGGCGGCGAGCAGCTTCTCCCCGCAGTAGCGGTGGCTCCGGACCTCGGCGAACAGCAACTCCGCGCTCTCGGCGAGGGTCCGGTCGCGCTGCTCGCGCCGGGCGGCGGCCTCAAGGGCGGTCAAGTCGGTGATCGCGTCGTCGGCGTCGCCAGAGGCGAGCATGGTGCGGAGCATGTACTCCAGGTCCCGGCGGTAGCTCGCGGCGGACTCGGGCGCCGGGTCGGACTGCTGCTGGTCGGCCCAGACGACGCGGGTGCGGCCGTCGTGGCCGTGTACGGCAATCGCGTCGGCGATGCTGTGCCACAGCACGGTGGAGGCGGTGTTGCTGAGCCAGCGCATCGCGACGGTGCCGTCGGGCCACTGGACGCCGTGGGCGACGGTGCCGGTGCCGGAGACGCCGGTGACGTCCTCGTCGCGCTGCAGGGTGAACAGGCGGGCGGTAGGCGGGGTGTTGGTCACCGCTCGCCCCGGACGGTGAGTCGGGCGGGGACGGTGCCGGTGGCGAGCTGCTCGCGCTCGGCGGAGGTGATGTGGCGGCAGGCGGCGTGCTCGACCGCGGTGGCGGTCTGGTCGGGTGCGGTGATGTGCACGGCGACGGGCCCGCGGGAGCACGGCAGCTCGGGGCAGCGGAAGCGGATGACGGTCATGGCTCAGGCCTCCTGGGTGGTCGGGGTGTTGAGCGGGAGTGCAACGGGCGGCCAGGCGCCGGCGGTGTGCGCGTGCCAGCCATCGTGGCCCGGGTCGAGTTCGCACCGGGCCCAGTCCACGGTGGGGTGCGGGGCGTAGCAGGCCGGCGGTTGGGCGTGGGATGCGGCGAGGTCGACGGTGGCCTGGTCGAGGCGCTGGTACTTCTCGGCCGTGGTGTGGCCGTCCCAGTGCGCGGTGCGGGCGGGAACGTGGGCGAACAGGTCGAGGTCGGCGGGGTTGATGTGCCAGGAGACCTGTCCGGTGGGCAGGCCGATGAAAATCACCGGCCAACCGGGGTTGTCGGGGTCGGCGTTGTGGTCGAGCACGGCCGGGTAGAGGGCGGCGAGGTGGGCGATGAGGTGGTGCCGCTCGCGGTAGACGTCGGCGGGAACGGCCGCGGCGTTCTCGGCGAGCGCCCGGTCTACCTCGGCAGTGATGTGTGCGCGGATGTCGGCAATCTGGTCGTTGGCGAGGCGGATCGGCGGGAGTGCGGGCATGGAGAGCTCCAGGGGGTGTGTGGCGGGCTGTGGCGGGGTCGCGCACCCGTTCGGATGCGGGACCGGTCTCCGGGCGCTGGCGCCCCGTCAGGGGCTACTGGTGCTGCTGGCGTGCTGGGCGCGGCTCCAGCGGCGGTCGGTGCCGGTCATGGCGACGACGGTGGTCATCTCGGCGAGGCGGCTGACGATGCGGTCGCCGAGGACGATGTCGAGGCCGGGCCCGAGGACGTTGCCGCGGTCGTCGCGGGGCGCCGTGGCGGGGTAGTTGCTGGTGAATACGGTCGGACGGCAGGCGTTGTAGCGGGCGTTGATGAGCCGGTAGGTGATCTCCTCCACCCACTCACTGGCCTTGGCGGAGCCGAGGTCGTCGAGCAGAAGGATCGGCACGTCGGTGAGCCGGTCGAGCTCAACTTCGGTGCCGCGGGGGCTACCACCGGGGCGGAGGCTGCCGTACATGTCGGCGGCGGTGGTGGCGGTGATCTCGTAGCGGTGGCGGCTGCCGGCGGCGGCGATGCGGCGGAGGGCGCCCCAGGCCTGGTGGGTCTTGCCGGTGCCGGTGTTGCCCGTGATGAGGAGGGAGTTGATGTTGTCGGGGTCGGCGGCTACCTGGTCGGCCCAGGCCTGGATGGTTAGGTCGGTCGCATCGGCGTTGCGGTAGCGGGCGGGAACGGCGGTGAGCCAGCGGGCGTGGGCGAACTCGGCGCGCTGTCGGCGGTGGTACTCGGGGTGGCCCGGGTTGTCGGGGTTGGGCTCGTCCTGGACGTCGCCGGCGGTGATGTGGCCGAGTCCGCGGGCATCGAGCCGGGCCTGAAGGGCGGTCAGGGCGGCGGTGTTGTCCAGGTTCTGGGGCTCGGGCATCAGGTCCATCCGTTCTGGTACACGGAGTGATCGGTGGGGTTGGTGTAGGGCTGCCAGCCGGTGGTGCCGACGGCTCGGAGGGGCGGGCGTTCGGCGTCCGGGGAGGGCAGCGGGGCGAGTTCGCTCCAGCCGCGGAGGAAGTAGCGGGCGGAGTCGATGCCACCGTGCTGGCGCTCCCAGGTGCGACGGGCGTACTCGACGAGGGCCGGGATGCCGGACTTCTTGATCGCGGCGTCGAGTTTGAACCACTCGGTCTGGTTGAAGGGCCAGCGGACGTTGACGCCGGCGAGCTGGAGTTGGTCGGCGAGCGGCCGGGCGAAGGCGGGGAAGCCAGCGTCCGCCGAGGGCGCGTCGATCGCTCTCTCGTGCTTGGGCACTGGGGATGGAGAGTGTGGTCCAGATTCCGGACCACTAGAGGTACGGATTCCGGACCACTCTGGTACGGATTCCGGACCACTAGCGTGATCTTGGTCGGATCCCAGAGGTCCGGATTCCGTACCTCTAACTTCGGTTAGTGGTCCGGATTCCGGACCACCCTCCTTCCCCAGGGGTCCAGATTCCGGACCTCTCAGAGGTGCGAATTCCGAACCACTAGCCGCATTGCTGCGGACGTACCCGACCGCCCTGGTGAGTCGATAGAGGGTTGCCCGAGTACCCACGCCGGGCTGGACGATCTCCAACTCCCCCAGCGCGACTGCAGACTTCACGGCCGCGCTGACGACGCTCTTCGATGTGACGTTGAGCGCTTGCTTCAAGTCGGCCCAGCTGAGCCGGACTTCACACTCGGGCGTGCGAACCTGGTCCGCGACCGCGAGCAGCACGATCCGCGAGTTCCCGCGCGACTGGGAGTGGTTCCACACCCAGTGCATGGCGTCCAGGGTCACGAGGGTCCTTCCGGTGGTTCGGCGGTGCGGGTGGTGGGTGCCCGTGGCGGGGGGCACGCGGCCGGCCCCGCCACGGGCCGTACAAGGGGGTCAGGCCGGGCTGAGCGCCTTGGTCCAGCTGGCGACGAGTGCGGCACGGTGTACCGGCGCCTGCTTGGCTGGCATCACCATGCCGAGGAACCCGTCGTCGCTGGTGAGGATCAGCGGCTTCTCGGGCCCGGCCTGCCAGGCGTGCAAGCCAGGCAGGTTGAGCACAGCGAACCGCGCCAGGAAGGCAGGGTTGTAGCCGGTCAGATTCACCATGTCGGTCGGGGCCCCGATCCGCTCGGTCACGATCCGCCGCCAGGCGGGGAACTGCTCCTGCTCGGGCCGGGAGTTGACGATGCGGAGCATGTTGTGCCCGGCGCGCAGGGTTATCGCGGTGCCCGCTCCGCTCGGCGCCGCGCCGATCCGAACCTGGGCGTCCGGGTCGATGCCGTTCAGCCACAGGCGGACGAGCGGGACGTGCGCCCGGTGCAAGTGGGCGTGCCACGGGCCCGCGTTGTCGGCGTCGATCCGGTCGAGCGCGAGGGTGCGCCGGTCGGTGGTGACGGCGTACAGGTGATCGCCGGCGGCCTCCAGCCGGACCGCGCCGAGCTCGGGCCGGTCGTCGGTGCGGCGAACGTGCGGCTCGGTGCGGGCGAGCGCCCGGGCGAGGAGCCTGGTGGTGGTGACGCTGCGCATGGTGTGCTCCAAGGGTGGGGCCGCCCGGGACGGGCCCGGGCGGCGGGGAAGCGAGTCAGTTGGTCGGTGCCTGCGGGGCGGCCTCGGCGTCGCCCGCCGCGTCGAACTGGTCGGCGACGTGCCGCAGGATGTAGGCGGCGGCCTTCTTACTGAGGCCGTTAGCGGCGGCCTCGATGCTGACGTTCTCGTCGTCGGATCCGGGGCGGATGATGACGAAGGCGAGGGCGTCGCGGCCGTCGACCGCAGTCATGGTCATGTTGTCGGCGCTGCTCACACTGGCTCCTTGTTGGGTCGGGCAGAATCGGGGGCCACCGTGCTGCCGGTGTTGCGGAGGCGGCGGTCGGCCGCCGCGTTGGCGATGCGGCAGGGCTCGCACGCGGTCTCACCGAGGCGGCGGTGCCGCTGGTAGCCGCGCCGCGTGCCGTGCTCCACGGGCTGCCGGCGCGTGCTGAGCGCCGTGGTGCGCTGTCCCTCGCTCGCGTTGCTGCGGGTCGCGGCGCGACGCCCTTCGTCGCGAGCTTTCTGGAGGTCTGTCCGCTCCGTCGACGTCAGGCCGCCGCGGACCGCATACCGGGACTCGGCGGTTCCCTCCACCTGCATCGCGTCGTCCAGGCAGTCACCCCGGACCGGGCATTCGACGCAGACGCGCTGTGCGGCGGCCTCGGCGCCCTTCCGGCGGGCCGTCGGGAAGAACAGCTCCTCCAGGCCCTGGCAGCTGGCCCGGTCGTACCAGCGGTCGTTGGCGCTCATGCGGCCAGCTCCGGCATCGGGACGCCGCACCGGCTATGCGCATGTTGCACGGCATCCCAGGTCACGCCAAGGCGGGCGGCGATCACGTCGCGGGGCAGGCCTTGCCGGGCCAGCTCAGCGGTGTCCTCAACCAGGGCCCTACGGCGTGAGCCCATCGGTGCGGTGGCGTAGCCGCCGCGGCCCCGGGCACGTCCCGGTTCGGCCGCCGGGTCGCCGATGTCCAGGCCGACCCATGCCCGCGGGGGCGCCCAGTCCGCCTGCTCGGCGGCCTGGGCGGTGCGCTCCACCGTTGTCGGGCTGACGCCCGCGTTCAGCGGGTCCTGGTCGTGCAGGAACTCGTACAACTCGGCAATATCCCGCGCGGTCCGTGCCATGACGAACTGCTGGCGCCCCTGCACCACAATCCCGACGGTCTGCCGGGGCACGCGCATCTGGTCAGCCAACCGCTGCCCCGGCCAGCCGTTCGCCCGCAGCGCCTGGAGACGGCGTCTGCTCCCCAGCGCCGAGACCATGGACAGGGGGGACGCCGGAGCGCTGGTGAACTCGACCGCGAGGAGCCTGCGTTCGGTCTCGGGCCGGATCCGGTTCGATTGCTGCTGGGAGCCGACACCTCGGAGCCTCTGAAGGTCGGTCTCGTAGGCGCCGGCCGCGTCGGCGATCTGCTGCCAGGTCATGCCCCGGTCGTGCAGGCTCTCGATGTGGGCGAGCGCCGGGGTGGCGTCCACGAAGGGCTGCCAGGTGCCGTAAGCGACCTGACGGTGCTTCTTGGCCTGCCACTCGGCGGAGGCGACCGCGCACGGCAGGCACTTGCACTTGTGGTGCTTGGCGCCGCTCAGGGTGCCGTGCTTGATCTCGTTCATCGGGCACCGCCGGCGCGCGGTCGGGGAATCATAGGCCAGTGCTCGCTCACCACGGCGGCCGGGTTCTTCTGGCGTAGGTACTGCTGCCGCTCGAAGGCCTGCCCGGCCGCCCACTCGATCTGCATCCAGTGCAGGTGGTCCACCGTCCAACCCCGGAGGTTCGGGTAGCGCTTCGCGATGGCCTCGACCACGTGGGCCGCCGCGAGCGCGTCCCCGTCAGCGGTGTGCGCCCGAGTCAGCTCCACGCGGTAGTGCTGCGCGAGCGACGCGAGGTTGCGTGAGCCCTTGCGGTACCGGTCGGCCTGCCGGTCGATCACCAGTGGGTCGATGACGTGCAGGTCGGTGTCGCCGAGCTGCTGGGCGAGCGACGGCAGGCCGTGCCGGGCCAGCTCCCGGTCCAGCAGCGTCAGGTCGTACGGGGCGTTCATCACGACCAGCGGCACGCCAGCGCGGGCGTACCCGACGACCGCTGCGGCGATCTCTGCGACCACCTGAGCGGCCGGGCGGGCGCCGCGGACCTGCGCGTCGGTGATGTGGTGAATCTTGGTGGCGGCGCGCGGGATCGGGATGCCGGGGTTGCACATCCACGCCCGGGTGACGGCATGTTGGCCGCCGTCCACCTCGACCAGCGCCGATGTGATGATCCGGTCTTGCTCTACATTCACGCCGGTGGTCTCGCAGTCGAACGCCGCCATGCGGCCTGTGTGCCAGGCGCTCACTCGGCACCCCCAGCGGTGAGCTCCGGCAGCACCTCGGCGGTCAGCTGCCCGGCGCGCCACGCGGCCATCACCGCGTCCCGGCCGCCCTTGTCGAACCGCACCGAGTGGGTGCGGGCCCGGGTCGCGCGGATCTCCACGCCCGGCACGGTGTGCAGCTCGCCTGTCTCGGGGTCGCACCACTGCGGCACCCCGGCGGCGGTCAGCTCGCCGAGCAGCGCGGTGGTGAACGCGGGCCGGACCTCGGTGACGAACCGGCGCACGATGTTCGCGGGACCAGCCGGGTGGTGGTCCCGGACCCACGCGGTGTACACGTCCTCGTCGGCGACCTTGGCCTCGGGAGTCGGGTCGGTCAGGGAGACCTTCGCGACCAACTGGCCGCCCGGCAGGGTCGCGGCGACCTGCCGTACTCCGGCCGACGCGTCCAACTCGGCCTGGACTTCGGCGCGGGCGGCCTTCAGCCGGCCGCCGATCTCGTCGTACAGGGTCTTCAGGATCGCCTCGCGGGTGGCAGCGCTGACGCTCACGCGGCGGCCCCCTGGAGGAGAGCGGTCATCTCGCGCAGCTGCTCCACGGTGGCGTCGGCCGGGGCGACGCCGTACGACTGGGCGAAGTCCGTGTCGAGGGTCGGGGCGATGTCGGCAGCGAGCGCGGCGGCCCGCAGGGCGTCCAGCGCCGCCGCGCGCTCGTCCTGCTCGCCCACGATCTCGGCGTCCACCGCCTGCTCCGTGGTCGGTGCGGGCGCCGGGGTCGAAGCGGATGCAGCCTCGGCGGCAAGGTCGCGGCCGACCTCGGCGATGCTCGCAAGGTAGTCCTCCGGTCGGCCGTCGGCCTTGGCCTCCTGCCACAGGCGCCGGACGGTGTCCGGATCCGTGGCCTTGTACGCCTCGTACAGGAAGTCGCGGCCCCGCCGCCCGCTGTCGACCGCGCGCAGCTGCTGGACTGGGGCGTCCACCGGATTGCCGTCCTGGTCGACGTACGCGCCGAGCTCCTCCGGCGTGCAGTGCAGACCGAACAGCACCTCCTCGCACGCGTCCCGAGCCACCTGCGAGATCGCGCGAGCCTTCAGCATCGCGGCGGCGTACTTCTTCCAGATGTCCTTCCTCAGCAGCCCGGCGTCCTCGGCGTTGGGGTTGCCGTTGGAGTTCGCCTCCAGCTCCCAGGTGACCTCGTAGACGAAATCCGGGTCATCGGAGCGGATGATCTGCGCGGTCGCGGTGCGGCCGTTGCCCTTGACCCGCAGCTTGTGGCCGGCCTGCCGGACCAGCGCCCCGATCAGGGCAGCGCTCGCGGACGGCTTGCCCTCGATGACGTGGATGCCGGTGATTGCGGCGAGCGGGGTGATGCCGAGGGTCCGGCCGTACTCCATGGCGTACAGCACGTTGGCGGGCTGCTTGCGGTACTGGGTGGGCAGCAGGCCGGCTTCGGCCAGGTGCTCGGCGTACCGGACCATGTCCGGCAGCGAGGCGGTGATGGGTGCCGCCTTCACGATCTCAGTGCTCATCAGGTTCTCCTGGTGGGCCGGGCGCGGTGGGCGCCCGGCCGAAGTCGGGGTGTCAGGCAGTCGGGATGCGCGGGGCGTTCGCGTCGCGCTCGACCAGCGGGCGGGTCGTCAGGTCCGTGGTCAGCGGCAGCAGCAACCAGCCGGAGCCGTCCGGCCACTGGAGCTCCAGCGCGGGGAACGGCCAGATGACGCGGCGGATCCGTAGAGCCAGCACGGCGCGCAGACGGTTCACCGGGTGCTCCTCTGCCGCAGGTGCGGGGCGCGGTGCCGACGGCGGACAGCGCGAGCCTGACGGTGCAGCCACCACGCCGCGATGTCGTCCCAGGCCGAGCCGGCCACGAAGACGACCGCCCAGACAGCGGCGACGATCAGCACGATCAGCAGGGTGACGGTCTCCATCACGCCTCACCGTCCGGGTCGTACTCGGCCAGCACGTGCACCGGCACCACGCGGCACGTGGTCTCCTGGAACTCGCCCGCGACGCGAGCGGAGAGGGTGTACGGCGCGACGGTCGGGCCGCCGAGATCAGCCGTCCACCAGCTGACCTCGCTGACCGGGTCACCGGTGTTCTCGAACAGGTCGACCAGGCAGTGCCCCTGCGCCGCATCCCGGCTCAGGTAGGTTCCCAGCGGGATGCCGGCACGCTCGGCCCGGTAGACCGTCAGGTCGCCACCGGCGGCCAACGCGGTCATGTTGTCGAGAGTCTTCGCCAGTACGCCCCGCACGTCGGCAAGTTCAGCGGCCAGCCAGCCAACCTCGGCCAGCAGCAGCCGCATCAACTCCGGCGCCCCCACGATGAAGTCCGCGTCACCAGCGGTACGGACACCCGACACCACCAGCCCGGCCCCCGTCGCGATCACCTGGAGGCCAGCATCCGCCTTGACACGAACGCTCCGCTCACCCGGCGTCACCCGCGACAGGAGGCGTTCGGCCGTCGCCAACTGCTCCGGCGCCATCGGCTCCCGGGCGTTCACTGGGCACCGCCCTGCTGCTGCCGGTCTCGCAGGTCGTCGTAGGCGTCACGGGCCCGTGCTGCGGCCGCCGGGCCGGCGAACGTCTCGGCGCGCTGCGTGCCGTCCTCGCGCCACCGCACCCGCCACCGACCGCCGTTCACCCGCTCGCACCGCACCCCGGCGATCACCGCCTCCGACGGCAGCACCCCCGGCCGCAGTAGCCGCAGCCGCGCGGACAGCGTGTCCACCTCGTCCTCGGAGGCGTTGAGCGCGTCGTCCTGCTCGTCGATCTCGTCCAGCAGCTCCGTGAACACGGGAGCCAGCTGCGGCAGCACCTTCTCGGCCTGTTCGCGGAGCTCCGACGCCCAGGCCACGGACTGCGGCACCAGCACCGCCAGGCTCATCGTGCGGAGCGCGGCCAGCCGCTCCTCGCTGATCGGCTCCCGGCTCACGCGGCCACCACCAGCAGGACGTCGTCGGCCGGCACGTACGCCCGGACGTCGACCGGCACCTCGGCCCAGTTGCCCGACGCGTACAGCGCCAGCTCGGAGCGGGAGCGGTGCTCGAACGCCAGCGGCTTCCGGGCCGTCAAGCCGAGCACCTGCACCCACTCCGCGAAGTGGGCGGGGTCGCCGTCGCCGCCGATGTCGCCCAGCGAGATCGACAGCCTGCCGTTGCGCACCTCCAGCGAGCTGAAGGGCAGGTGCGGGAACTCGCGGGCCAGGCTCAGCGCCGCGGTGAGCGGCCCGGCGCCGGTGTGCAGCGGGCGCTGCGTCGGCTGGAAGGTCAGTTCGGTAGGCTCCATGGGCCTGCCTCCTCTTGTTCGTTGGTTCGGGTGAGGTGGGCTGGGGTCGCCCCCGGAGTCCAAGCCGGGGCGGCCCACCCACAGGGATGGGTAGATCAGGCGGCGCGACGGCGCCCACGGGCGGCCGGGTCGACGTCACCGGCCTGCTGGATCGCGTACACGTGGCCCAGGTTGAAGCGGATCTTGCCCGCGATCTTCGTGAACGGGATCTTCCGCGAGTAGCAGGCTTCCCTGAGGGTCCGCGGGGACCCGTAGGGCAGCAGGCCCATCTCGATGACCTCCTCCGGCGTGTAGAGCCGGAGCCGGTCGGCGGCGGTCAGCCACTCGGGGATCGCGACCTTCTGCGTGGTCACGGCTGTTCCTCTCGATTGATGGCAGCGACGGGGACGTCCAGCGCGGACGCAATCCCACGGAGCGTTGCTTCGCTCGCGCCGTGAAGTCCCCGTTCGACCCGGGATAGGAAGCTGCGGTCTCGCCCAGTCCGCCGGGACAGCTCGCGGAGGCTCACATTGCAAGCTGCCCGAAAGGCCCGGATCGCAGTTCCGTTCGGTGTCACGAGAGAAGCGAACCATGGTGCGGCTTGCATTGCAAGCATCATGGCTACATCAGAGGCCCGTTATGCGTGCCTTCAATGCACGCTTTCGCTACGTTGGTGCGCCCCATGCGCGCCCTCGCGCAACCATTCGACGCCTTAAATGCACGTCAAGCGGCCAGATCTGGCCTCTGTGGTTGCGTGAAGTTGAGGCATGATGTGCTCATGGAGCGAGACTGGGCCCGACTCTCACACGCGATCGCGGATGCGCGCCGGCGCGGCGGCATGACGCAGGACGAGTTCGCCGACGCCCTGGACGTGAAGCGATCCACCGTGCAGAAACTCGAGTCCGGGCACGCCTACGCCAAGGTCGGGCCTACGCATCGTGCAGTCGCCAGGCTTGTTGGCTGGACCGAGGGCAGCGTCGAGGACGTGCTGGCCGGCGGTGAGCCGACCGCAGCGAGTTCGCCAGCCGTCGCAAGCGCCCCAGCGGGTGGGTCGGAGGCTGCAGCCGAGGATCTGCTGGACGGGCTGTCCGAGCGTGTGCGCCTGGCGCTCCTTGGTGGTCGGGTTGTCGACGGCGACGTGGTCGACCTCGCCCCCGATGACCCGGACAGTGTGGCCGTCTTGATCCTCAAGCGGGGCGACCGCCCCGGCGTCAGCCCTGAGCAGATGCGCGACGACCTGCGGAAGTGGTCGAGGTTGCAGCGCGCCGCGCGGGAGATCTTCGGCGAGGACTGATCGCCAAGTCGACACTTGATGATCCTTTTGCAATTGGATGATCACAATGCGGTGATAGATCATCCGATTTCGTGACAGACTGACCTCACCTGCGAGGGGGGCAACCCGACAGGTAAGAGGGGGCACCGCCTCATGCGGGTCACACGCGTCACGGACATCCCTCACGGCGGTCTCGCCTACATGGACACCGATCCCGACGGGGCACCGGTGCTGTGGGTGGACGCTGCGCTCGTCAGCGACGAGCAGGCAGCCGAGCTGGCCAGACGGCTCAGCGCGCCCGGGGGGAACATGGGGAAGTTCGCCGCCGCGTAGCACATCAAGTCGAGCTGGGCGGGGCCCGAGGGTCCCGCCTGCTCAGCCCATGGGAGGGGTGTGCGCAATGGCGTATGCCGAGAAGGTCTACAGGGTCCGCAACGGCAAGCAGACGAAGCAGTTCACGTGGCGAGCGCGGTACCTGAAGCCGGACGGGACCACCGGTAGCGAGCCCGGGTTTGCAACTCAGAAGCTCGCCAAGGAGTGGGGAGCCGGCCAGGAGGCGGCCATTCGCGCCGGCCGCTGGGTCGATCCGAACGCGGCCGCGACCACATTCGGCGTGTGGGCACGGGAGTGGATGGCGGCAAAGTCCCCCCGCGGGCGCACCAATACCACCCGCTGGGACCGCCTCGATACCCACATCCTGCCGAAGTGGGAGCACATCGCCCTCAACACGGTGACCTGGTTCGCCGCCGAGAACTGGGCCAACTCGGTCGGCGAGACGCACGATGACGTGACCGCATCGCAGTGCCTCACCATCATGTCCCAGATCATGACGGGCGCAGTGGACGCGGGGAAGATCTTGGCGAACCCGCTCTTCGGGCGGCGCCGCAGCCGTACCGCGGCCATCAAGGCGAAGAACCAGGCCAAGCAGCAAGCCAAGCAGGCCGCCCCCGCCACGCCGGAGCTCGTGCTCCAGCTCGCGCGCCGCGTCGGCCCGCTGGACGGTATGCACATCCTGACCACGGCGTTCCTCGGGCCGCGGTGGGGCGAAGGCATCGCGCTGGAGCGGTCGAGCCGTGGCGAACGCAAAGAGCCCTACGGCACCGGCTACTTCATGTGCCCAACCCTCCGGATCCGGCAGGAAGTCGCCGAGTACCAGACCCGGGATCCGGCGACCGGCAAGAAGGGGCCGATGTACTTCGACCTGGAGTCGGTGAAGACCGACGGCTCGCTGCGGGACATCGACGTGCCTCCGTTCCTCAACGCTCTGCTCGACGAGCACGAGGAGCGGATGAAGCCCAAGCACACCTACCTGTTCTGCACGCGGTCCGGCAGCTGGTGGCGCAACAGCAACTTCGGCCGACAGGTCATGAGGCCCGGATCAGACGGCCGTGAGGCGCTGCCGGTGTCCAAGGGGCACAAGGCCCGAGAGGCCTGGGAACCGCTGGTGCCAGGGCTTAACATGGACCTGCTGCGACACCTGCACGACACGCTCCAGGCCCAGATCGGCGTGAAGGACGCCCTGGCGCACGAGCAGGCCGGGCACATGCGGGCCGGCATCAAGGCCGTGTACCAGCATCCGACGCCGGCCATGCGCAAGGAGCGGCTCGACGGCCTCCAGGCCATCTTTGAGCGGGCCATGGCGAACCTGAAGTGGGAGAGGGTCTGGGAGACAAGTTGA